GGGATTTGTAGCTACATTGAGGTAAAATAAGCCATATTTTGTAGCTACATTTGGAATAATTAACTTAACTTTGTAGCTACAATTAAAATTATGGCAAAAAGTAAACCAATTGGAGTTAGATTTGACTTATATAAGTTGGATATGATTCAAAAAGAGCAAAATTTGACATCTGTTCAGCAAGTAGTGAATTATTTAATGGATAATTATGGCAAAATAAAGCCCGTAGAGGAGGTTTTACCAATTAAGCCGATAGAATATCCAAAAAAAGCACAAAAGACCGAAATAAAGCCCCAAAATGGCAAAGCGGAACCTCCTAAAGGATTAACTGGAATAGATTTAGCTATTTGGAAGTCTGAAAATAAAAATAAAGTTGTAAATTAGCGTATGAAAAGTAAATTAAAAATGATGAAAAGAGCAGATGGCTCTTATTCTCGCAGAGGTTTATGGGATAACATTCGTGCAGCTGCTGGTTCTGGTAAAAAACCAACACCTGAAATGTTAAAACAAGAAAAAAAGATTAAAGCACAAGAAAAAAAGTAACTTATGTCTGGAGCTTGGCAAAGAAAAGAGGGTAAAAACCCTGAAGGTGGCTTAAATGCCAAAGGTCGTGCATCTTACAATGCAGAAACAGGCGGCAATTTAAAAGCTCCTGTTAAAGAAGGTACTAACCCTCGTAGGGTTTCGTTTGCAGCTCGTTTTTCTGGTATAACGGGTGCTATGAAAAAACCAAATGGCGAACCTACTCGTAAGGCATTAGCACTTAAAGCTTGGGGATTTGGTAGTGTTGAAGCAGCTCGTAAGTTTGCTAACGCACATAAAAAATCATAATTTACTTTTATGGTTTAAAGTAAAATATAAATTATTTTATGTTATTTTTCTTGTGGTGTTTGATCTTCTAATATTTTTCTACCCGCATCCGATAATGGTCGTGAAAACAATCTAAGTTTTTTACCAGTATTTGGGCATACGAAAGTAATGCCAGCATCTTGGTATGCTTTTAATACTATTTCTAATCCACCATCACCATCAGGACTTGCGCCTACTACATGAGGTTCATCATAATCAAATTGCATACAAAAATCACATCCTTCTGTATAAACTTGTATTTCTTTTGGAATTTCTGTTTTTTTCTTTGCCATAATTATCTTTTTATTTTTGTCATTTTTTCACAATGCGGACATTGTATTTCTTCTAAATATCTTACTTCAATACTTTCATCAAACCATTTAATCATATCAGTTTCTATAACTGCTACATGATAATTTAAACATGCATCACAAACTATTTCAGCTACTTCATATACAACACTAACCTCCATCATTTAAATGTTTTATATCTACTATTTTTACTTCCTCTCCATCAATCATTGCATCTAAAGTTGCCTCAATCATCTCTCTTTGTTCTGGATTTAACAATGCAATTTTTTCTTGGATGGCAGGTATAGCAAATATATCACTATTTATTTCTTTTTTTATGCCAGATCTTACTTGATCAGTTAAAAATGGATGAGTTACAATATCATTAAACATCCAATTAATTTTACCTACATAAACCTTAAATAATTTTTCACCTTTAGTATCAGGAAATTGTCTACAAAAATCCTCAAATTGCTCTTGCGCCATTTTTAGATTTTGGATAGCACTTATGATATTAGCACTCATTTATTAAAGTTTGTATGTAATTCTTGGATTGTATGTAAATATTCTCTTGCTTTTTCTACTTTGTGTTGTATGCGTAAAATATCATCTTCACTTCTCTCAATAGAGAAAAACAATATTCTTTCATTAGCAGGAATGTCTGCAAATGTCATATTAAATTCAAGTTTCAATGCTTCTTTTACATATTCTGGGCTTTCTTCTGAAATTACATTCATCTTATAAAGCAATGATTTTTTTTCTTGCTCAATAATTCCAAACGGAGTATCTAATAAACAAAAAACAACATATGCCCTTTTTGCTCCGGTTAGCCACATATAAGATTGCATTTGCCAGTAATATAAATTATCAATTTTATCAAGTATATTTCCTGTAAAAGTCCATAAATCATAACTTGACTTTACATCATATATATCAATACCATCAGCATCAACAGCAATTACATCCGGGGTGCCAGCTATAAAATCATTTGAATATCTTTCTGTGTTTTTTTCATATTTATTTTCATCCAACCATTTGTAATTGCATAAAAATTTAATCGCTTCATCTTCAACTTCATTCCCCTTACGCATTTGCTTTGTGCTAATGTCTTTTTTTCTGCCATACTTTTCGGCAACATAAACTTCAAGTAAATGTTTTTGTGCAGTTTTAGAAAGCAATCCAGCTTCTTTGTCAGCTTTAGTTACAGGTTCGGTCATTAAATAACCGACAGAGCTTGCTCTGATTAGTGTTTCGTTCCAGTTCATTAAAGTGTGTTTAGTTTTTTGTTATAATGTTCTAATAGTTCAGGATTGCTTTTACTCATTAACTCCCAAGCTTTTAATTCCTCTTTTGTTTTGCAAGAATCAATAAATGATTTTGTCTTTTCGGCTAATGTTTGTTTTGACTGAGTAGGAATTACTTCAATAACTTCATCATGATAATACCCTAAGCTTTTTAATCTTTCTACATTTTGTTTGTGATACTCTTCTACCAACTCTCTTGCAATATCAAGAGCTTTGTTTGCAGACTCACCTTGATTAAGAGAAAATTCAACGCCAATTTTTTCAGACGAGTAATTGCCTAAATTAAATGTTCTAGTGTAGTTAACGGTTTGGATGTGCATAATACTTATTTTGATCTTGTTACAATTGTTTTTTCATCAATAAATTTAATTTTAAACATTTTACTTTCATGTCCTTTTTTCTTTTTAAGATTTGAAACCATAACCATAACTGATGTGTATGGGTTATCTAATCTAATACTTTCTCCTAATGTCAAATCAGCCACCTTACTTGAAACTGATTCTGGATCTATTTTTCTTGCCATTTTATATATTTTTTGTAAAATTAATTTAATTAAATATAATAACCAAAATTAATTTAATTAAAAACCCTCCCAGTATAGAAATACAGGAGGGTATATTTGCTTAAAACCACCAATCTACAATTACTTCTGTAAAATTAAATAAATTTCTTTTTTACTAAGTTAAGCTTTGCCCTGTATTCTAGGATCAAAGATTTAAGCTCATCTCTTGTTGGTCTTACTGCTTGTCTTGCTATTTCTCTAAGGTATTCAACTAATGCCCCATTTTCTTTATGTAATTTATATTCAAATTCTTCAATATTACCAGTTTTGAAATAGTTACACTCCATACATTGAGGTCTGCAGTTTTCATCCATCCATCTAGTTCCAAGATTTGATCTACCCATAAAATGACCGCATTGTATTTCTGCTATAGTATGTTTCTTACCACAAGTATAACATTCTACCATACCTGTTTTATCTGCATATTTATTTCTTAAATACTGGCTAAATACATGATCAAGATCTGAAACTAAATTCTGAAAACTTTCTGAATCATCTTCAAACTCTTCCATTCTTTTTTGCGTAGAAACTACTGTAGCACATTGCTTGCACATCTTTTTAGAAAAATGATAATCAATATTCCCGCAACTAACGCATCTTTTCTTCTTCACTATTATTGTTGAATTTCTCATCTTCTTTTAGTTTATGTAGTTTATCATTTATGAACCTAAATTTACCTATGTATTCACCTTTTTTTGTTACTTCAATTACCATATCTAATCTCTTAGCCATTTCATAAATCAAATCCCTATTCTCCATACTTCTCTTTTAAACTTTGTATCATATGCCAATCTCTTATTTCTTCTTCAGACATTTTAATTTCACTTATTAATAAACTATCTTGGTTATAAGTTTGCTTATAATATTCTTCAGCACTCCTCCCATAATTATTTTTTTTATTACTTTTATTTGTTGCCAATATATCTTTCATAAATTCCCACGCTTCTACTGCTTCTACATCTTTACTGTTTCTTGCATCTATAATTTGTTGTTTTTCTTTTTCATATAGATTTTTAGCATTGTTAAGAAACCATATTTTAAATTCATTTAGTTCCATAGAACTATAATGCTCAATTAATTCTTTCATTGCAGTTTTCATAGGTTATTATTTTTGGTAGGGCAAAGATAATTAATTTAATTAAACCACAAAATAAATTTAAAAAAAAGTTAAAAAAATTTGGGTATTTAAAAAATAACACTATTTTTGTCATCCAATAATCAAAACAAATTTATGGAAATCAAAACTGAATTAAGGCTTCACGAAAGAATAAAAGAAGCTTTAGATGGCCGTACACAAAGGTGGCTGTCATTAAATGCAAAGATACCAGAATCGGAATTATCACGAAAGATGCAGGGTAAATTATTATTTACTGATGCAGAAATATCTCGTATTAACGAGGCGTTGAAAACCGATTTTATAAACGATTAAGATAAAAAAAATGCCAAAAGATACATTCTACTTCTCGCATGATTACAATGCGCGCAATGATGAGAAGATAAAAAGACTAATAAGAAAGCATGGCATGATAGGCTATGGTATATTTTGGTCAATAGTAGAGGATTTATATAATAATGCGAACGCATTGCAAACGGATTACGATGGCATTGCGTATGATTTAAGAACGGATAGCGATGTTGTTGCATCCGTAGTAAATGACTTTGATTTATTCGTTTTTGATGGTGATTTTTTTGGTAGTAATTCGGTACAAGAAAGACTTGATCAGAGGAATATAAAAAGCGAAAGTGCAAGAAAATCAGCAAGTTATAGATGGAATAATGCGAACGCAATGCAAACGCTATCCGATAGCAATGCTAAAAAGGAAAGGAAAGGAAAGGAAATAAAAGGAAAGGAAATAAAGGAAATAAACATTTCGTTTGATTCTTTTTGGGATTTGTATGACAAGAAAACAGGTGAAAAAGGAAAGCTAACTGAAAAATGGAATAAGTTGTCTGACTCTGAAAGAACAGAAATTATGAGATATATTCCAAATTACAAGATTTGCCAGCCTGATAAAAAGTTTAGAAAAGATCCACAAACATTTTTAAACAACAAATCTTGGAATGATGAGCTTATAGGTTCGGGAGAAATACCAAAACAACAAATTTATAAAAACGATGACTTTGAGGCGTACAAGAAACGCCAACAAGAATTAGGAAAAACTTTAAATTAATACGATGATAGCTACTATTTTTAAAAACATTTTTAGCAAGGAACCACATTTCATAACCGTTGACAAAGCACTTGAAAGGATTAAGCTAGGTGCAAGTAAAGCTTTGGTTTTAGACATTAGGTTGGCTTTGGATAAGGAAAAGGCTAATAAGCTAAAGCTCAATTTACCTTCAATTTGCTTTAGCGGTAAGTTTGGAGCAGATAGGAAGGATGAGCAATTGGTTGCGCATAGCGGATTTATAGTTTTAGATTTTGATGATATTTCTGATTTAAGGGATAAACAGACTGAAATCATTCAAAAGGATTTTGTGTATGCCTGTTGGGTTAGTCCTTCAGGTAATGGGTTAAAAGCTTTGGTTAAAATAGCGGATGGCAAAAAGCATAGAGAGCATTTTCAATCATTACAAGAGGTTTTCCCAGAAGTTGACCGAAGCGGAATTAATGTTAGCAGGGTTTGTTACGAAAGTTTTGATCCCGATATTTACATCAACGACAAGGCTGCGGTTTTTACCAAAGCAAAAAAAATAGAAAAGGTTGTAGTCAACGAAATTGAAACAATTGACGATTCTGAAAACTTTCGTAGAATTCTAAAATGGCTAACCAATAAAAACGATGCTTTTGTCACTGGAGAGCGAAATACTTACATTTTTAAGTTGGCATCTGCATGTTGTAGGTTTGGAATCAACGAGGAGGCCGCTTTAAGCCTCATTTCAGCCGAATATTTAGTGAGTAACGACTTTACTATGTCGGAGATGAGAAGCGCTGTAAAGAGCGGATATAGGGCAAATAGGGCTATTGCTGGTTCGGCTATTATACAAAAGGAAAAGTTGGTCAATAAGACTACGAATTTTGAAATTGATGTTAAGAAGGAATTTGTAGATGAAAAAGGCGATAACTACAGGGTTGAAGATGTGGTATATGGAATTGATGTAAAGGATAAAGCTTTGCTTATCAATCAAAATGGATTTGACAAGGTTATGGGGGTTGGTGTTCCAGAGCTTGATTATATTTTTAAGCCAAAAAGAGGCGAAATTACATTACTTACTGGTATTGGTAACTACGGTAAAACAGCTTGGCAAAAATCCCAATTGCTAAGTAGAATCATCATGTATGGAGAAAAGATTGCTACATTTTCTCCGGAAGATACACCAGCGGAAGAATATTTTCATGACTATGTTGAGATGCTTTTGGGATGTGAGTGTACTCCGTTTAACCCAAATAGACCGGCTAATGATATTTACGAGGCAGCCTATGATTATATTTCAAAGCATATTTTTTATATTAGTGCAGAGATGCTTTCGCCTACACCCCAATATATCAAAGAAAAGTTTTTGGAATTGATTGTGCAAGAGAAGGTTGATTTTTGTTGTATAGATCCATTTAACCAAATGACCAATGATTACAAAGGTTTTGGTGGAAGAACTGATAAGTATTTGGAAACATTATTGGCTGATTTTTCAAGATTTGCGAAAAAGAATGATGTGTATTTTTGGGTTATTGCGCATCCAAAATTAATGGAAAGAGATAGGGGTGGAAACTACAAATGTCCAGATGTATTTGATGTGAATGATGGGGCTATGTGGAACAATAAAATGGATAACATTACAGTTTACCATAGACCATTTGCGCAGACAGATCCAAGTAGTCCGGTGGCAGAATTTCATTCTAAGAAAATTAAAAAGAAAAGTGTTGGTAGAAAAGGGTTTGTTATGGTTGAGTATATTTGGGATAGAAGAAGATTTTTTATTGAGGGAAGGGATTTTATACAAGAAATGTTGAATAAAAAAGGACTTGATTTTTGGAAAAGAAAAGAAGCTAATCAATCATGGCTTCCATATAAAGATGAAGAAGGTGGAGAAGTAATATTTTAATAATAAAAAACAAACACAATGATCAGAATTAGCGTAATCGGAAGATTAGGACAAGATGCAGTAGTTAACACAGTGAATGGTAAAACAGTGATTAATTTTTCAATGGCTTACAGCGAAAAGTTTAAAAACCAACAAGGTGAAGATGTAGATAAGACTACATGGGTTTCATGTGCTTATTGGACAGACAAATTAAATGTATCTAATTACTTAAAAAAAGGTACAATGATTTACATGGAAGGTAAGCCAGAAGCAAAGACTTACAATAACGATAAAACAAAAGAAGTGATTGCGCAGTTGCATGCTAGAGTTACATCTTTACAACTTTTATCAGCAAAACAAGACGAAAATAATGCATAATGTATATTCACGAATTAATAAACCCTATAGAAGTTGAAACACCACTTGGACGCGGAAAAGCAATCGCATGGATTGACTACGGAACAGAAGTCAATACCGTTTGGAAAGTCGTATTTTACCACAATGGTATGGTGCGGAACTTTTACGATAAAGACATACTCATCTATCCAAATAAAATGGACGGTGGGGACATAGATTTAAAGTATTTTAAAACCCAATAATATGCAACAAGAATTAGTATTTGACGGAACTGATTATGTTCATGAAAGAGATGGTAAAAGATTAGCTAAGAATCATTTTAAATTAAAGGAACTTATGCAAGATCAAAGGTTTAGAACCCTTAGTGAAATTTCAGCCATCACTCATATACCTGAAGCATCAGTATCGGCAGGTTTGCGTGATTTTAGGAAAGAAAAGTTTGGTAGGCATACCCTAAATAAAAATTATTTAGAAAATGGCTTATATTCGTACCAATTAATCCTAAATAACACATAAAATGGCAAAAGTTAAAACAGATTCAAGAAAGGTAACATTTGGTAGTAGAAAAAAAGGCAGTGCAAAGAAATCGTATAACAAACATTCTCCAAAACCCAAGCAATATCGCGGTCAAGGAAGATAAAATTAAATTATGAATAATAAAGCAGCTAAAAAATTAAGAAGATTATCTGTGTTTATGGCATCAGGTGCTGGTAAAACATTAGAGGATGCTAAAAGGATATATAAAAACCTAAAAACAGTACATAAAGAAAATAAAAAAGCCCCTCGTTAAAAAGGGGCTAATTTACGTTTTTTTAAGACTAAGCGTTTGCGGCTGTATTAACTTGCGCTACAGTAGAAGTTGTGTAAAACAATACTGGTACTTGATTTAAGCCAGTAGGAGCTACTTCAACTATTGAGTTCATAGTTACTCCATTTGCTACAGTTCCTGAAGGAGCTGGGTAAGCCATAATTGTGTTTACTGGGAATCCGTAAGCAATACCTGAAGTTGCAGGAGTTCCATTAGGGTTTAATAAAGCATATTGGTTTCTTTGATATGCTGTAATTGATACTATACTTGCCATTTTTTAATATTTTTGATTGTTTTTAAATTTTTTTTAATTAAGCTGCTGTTGTTGTAGTTGTAGTAGGAGCCGCTGTAGTTGTAGTTGTAGTTGCAATACCACTTCCGTTAATAGCTGCAATTAATTGAGCAACAGTTTGATTGGTATACAACTTTTCAGCTGGTTGGTTAAGACCGCTTGGGTACATAAGAATCAATGAATTCATTTGTACGCCATTTGCTACTACAGTTGTTGGTTGTACCTGTAAATCAACAGTAGGTAATGAGAATAACACACCGCTAGTTGCAGGGGTGCCGTTAGGGTTCGTTAAATCGTATTGGTTTCTACGATAAACATAAACTGATAAATGATTTGCCATTTTTTAATTGTTTTTTTTGTTATAAATTTTTTTTTGGGCAATACAAATATAATAAATTTTGGTAGATATAAAAAATCGTGTAATTTTAATTAAATTAATTAATTATGAAATTGAAAGCTCCAAGTAATAGAGTAATCATTAAGGTTGATTTAGAAAGTAAAAACAGCCATACATTTAAGGATGGTACAAAGATAAAATTAGAAAGAGTATATGATAATTTTAACATGCGTTATGTTAAGCCTGTTAATGCTGAAGTAGTTGATGCTACGGATATACCTGCTGGTTCTGAAATTTTAATTCATCATAATGCTACTCATGATACTTATAAAATTTTTAATTATCAAAAACCAACAGCTGAAGCATCTTCAGATATGCAATATTTCTCAATACCTATTGAAGAATGTTTTATGTGGAGAAACGAAAAAGGTTCTACATGGAACCCTTTAAATAATTTTATTACTGGTCTAAGGGTATTTGAACCATACACTGGATTCCTACAAGGAGTTGAACCTACTTTAGTTAAAAATAAGATTTATGTTACTAGCGGTGAATTAACCGGAAATGTTGTAGGCACTGTAATATCAAGTGATTATGAAATTATATATCAAAATGATGACGGAACTGAAGGTAGGATTATAAGATTAAGATATTATCCGGAAGGCAATGATAGAAACGAAATAATTTCAGTTGAACATGAACTGACTGAGAAGGTAGTAAAGGGTGATTTATTGATTGGTTATAATATTTCAGATGCTAAAAAATTAAATTAATGTCAGCAGAATTAGAAACCAAAATTAAGGATTTAGAAAAGCAAATAGCTTATTTAGAAGGAAAAAATGCTTATTATCAGCAAGATGGGATAGGTAAGCTTTATCATGCACTTAATAGGAAAGCTAATGAAATGGCTGAATTGTTAAATAAAACAAGTCTTACTGCAATTGATATTGACGATCCTAAAATTAAGACATTTGAAAGACTACAAAAGATATGGGTAGATGCTGGAACGATTTCAGCTTCAATTAAAGCTTTAGAAGTATTAGCCGGTATTAATCAAGAAACAAACGATAAAAAAGAAATAGTTCAGGTTAATAGAAAGCCATTTTCTCCAGAAAACATGGCCGACGCGGTAGGCGAATTAGCTGGTAAAAGATATTAATTATGTACGAAAAAATTGAAGGCGGGAATGTTATAGACATTCAAGGGCTAAAGTGTAATTTGCCTCCTGAAGGTTATGTATACAATATAATTACAAAACAAGTAGAATTTAGGGGCATATATAAAAGGTCTGAAATTGAATGTGAGCAATTTTGGAAAAGAATACCTATGCCAGATTGGTATCAAGATACAATGAAGAAGTGGGATGAATTTGATAAAAAGAAAAAAGATGACGAGGTTGAATTTTATGATGAAAGACTAGAAGAATATAAGAAACAAGAGTGGGATAGAAGGTTAAATGGATTTTGGTACATGAACAATGGTACTCCCACATATTTGACAGGATTGCATTATTTATATTTACAATGGTGGCCTATTGATATTGGTTATCCTAAGTTTCGTATTCCGGATTTGGAAAAGTTCTATTTTATGGACTATTGTATTCAAGATCCATTATGTATGGGGATGCTTGAAGTAACTAAAAGACGTTTTGGTAAATCATTTGTAGCTGGATTATTTGTTTCTGAATACATTACTAGGACTAAGATGACAAACGGCGGTATTCAATCTAAAACAGGTTCGGATGCCAAAAAATTCTTTGCTAAGACAGTTGTTAATCCTTTCAGAAGATTGCCAAAGTTTTTTAGACCAGAATATGATATGTCTTTGGGTGTTAATCCTAAAACAGAGATGAGATTCCAAAAGACAAACGTAAGAGGTAAAAAAGCAGAAGATAGTGTTGACAAAGATGAATTAGGATCAATTATTGACCATCAATCAGCAGATACAGTAGCTTATGATGGACAAAAATTACATAGATATGTGGCAGACGAGTGTGGTAAAACCACAGAAGTAAATGTTTATGATAGACATGAGGTTGTGCGTTATTGTTTGTTAGATGATGAGGGTAAAATTATTGGGAAGGCTTTATATACTACAACAGTAGAAAAATTAACTACGGAAAAAGATGGGGTACAGGATGCGTTTAAGTTATTATGGGAGGAAAGTAATCAAGATAAAAGACAAGATAATGGGACGACTTCAAGCGGTCTTTATAGATTTTTTATGTCTGCTAAACGAACTAGAAACTTTGACGACTTTGGTTTCCCTGATGAAAATAAGACTTTAGACCAAATTTTAGCCGATAGAGAAACGGTAAAAAATAACCCAAGAGCATTATCTGCTCGTGTTAGAAAAGAGCCATTGACTATTGACGAGGCATTTAGTACAGACTCAGATAAGTGTATTTTTAATGTAATGAACATAGGCGCAAGGGAACAATATTTAAAAGAAAACCCTGTATTAAAGAGGCATGTCATTTTTTACCGAGATATTGATCAAACAGTAAGGTGGAGAAATATTAATGATAAAGAAGAAGATTTTCATTGGGTTATAACTCAATTCCCACCAAAAGGCGAAGAGAATAAACATACATTTGATGTTAAAACTAGAAAACCGGGAAGGGTATCTGATGGCGCAATAGCAATTGACGGATACAGTAATAGTCAAGGTGGTAAATACGGTTCAAAAGCATCAGCTTGGATTGGTAGAAGATATGATTTATTAAACCCAGAAACTACCGGTAAGGCAATAGGTCATTTGTATGGCAGACCACAAATTAAAGAAACATTGCATGAGCAAGTGCTTTTAGCGGCTGAATTTTATGGTTATCAAGCGTGGTACGAGCATAATAGTGATGATTATTTATCATATTTTAGAGATAGAGGCAGGGTTGGTTATTTAGGCTCATATCCACTTTCAACAATAGATCCTTCTAAAAGAGAATCAGCAGAAAGGTATAAAGGCTTCCCAACTACTCCTTTTAGCTTGACAAAACAAACAGATGTTGGAATTATGTATTTTGAATCCCATATTGATTCTATAGATTTTGAAAATTTGCTAGAAGATGCTAAAAAGTTTGATCCAAATAATAGAACTGATTATGACCAAACGGTATCATTTTTAATGTTAATAGTATGTCTTATGGAGCCAGTTCAAAAACAAATTAAACGAGAACCATTAGTTAGAAGCTATAAGCCAGAGTTCAATTAATTAAAAATTTTACTAAATTCTTAATATTTAGTATATTTGACGTAAAATACAATCACATTGGCAGATAGTCCGTTATTCATATCAGCAGCAAATAGCAATGGCGAAGCATTAAAAAAGTTTCAAATTACTACAGATGTATCATCTAAAAAAGATTATGCATATGGTAAAAATGTTGCACAAAGCATCTATTCTACAATTTACGGTAACCAAACTTATTTTTGGTTAAGAAATAATAGATTTAGAAAAAACAGACAAATCGCAAACGGTAAAATAGACATGAGTGTGTTTATGGATCGTTTGGAGATGAATAGTAAAGCTAACTTTGTAAATATTAATTGGAAATCAATTATTATTGGTAATACAATTGTTGCAAGGTTGGTTGGCTCATGGATGAGTAGAAATGAAAAGGTTACAGTTACTGCTACAGATAGCGCATCTGCAATGCTTAAAAAGAACGCAGCGGATGAAGCTGAATTTATTTATCAAAATAAAGAAATACTTGCTCAATTACAACAAGAGTCTGGTATTCCAATTATCCCAAAAGATCAATTTATTGCGGAAGATAAAGATGAATTAGATAGATGGATTAGCGAATTTAATCATTTACCAGAGGAAATACAATATAGCATTGGATGTAATAATGTATTAGAAGCTAATGGATGGAATGATGTCTTAAAACAAAGATTGTTGCATGATTCTGCTGAAGTAGGATTAGTATGTACTTATACTTTTATGGACGAAGAAGGTGAAGTTCATGTTCAATGGATTAGACCTGAAAATGCAATTTATTCTTATTCTGATTTTCCTGACTTTAGAGATACCACTTATAGAGGACACATTTTGTCAATGAAAGTTAGTGAAATTAGAGCAAGATATAGTATTGCAGCTGGGGGAACTTTAACAGAAGAGGATATTTTTAGATTGGCAGAATCATCAAAAGAATATCAAAGAACAGATAAGATTAAGTGGATGCAAGATTGGAATGTTGCTTGGTTAAGGCCTTATGATGAATGGAATATTGACTTAATGCAATTTGAAATTAGAACATTAGATTCTGATGGTTATACTGTTACTAAAACAAAGAAAAATGGTAGCACTATCATTAAAAAGGGGAAGCCTGAAAAATTAGACGAAAATCAACAATATTTAGAAGAGAAAAAATGGAACATATACGAAGGCGTATATTGTCCTGTTACTCAAACTATGATTAAGTGGGGTATTAAAAAGAATATGATTCGCCCACAAGATCCAAAAGAATTAGGAAACGCAGAGTTTTCATATAGCTTTTATATGTATGACCCTTACGATATGCGTAATGTGGCTGTACCTGAAAAAATAGAAGAGCCTATTGAGCAAATGATTTTAGCTAGATTGAAGATACAGCAAATGGTAGCCAAAATGGTGCCAGCAGGTGCTTCAATTGATGTAGATGCATTACAAGAACTAGATTTAGGTTTAGGGGATTCTGTAAAACCATTAGAAGTGCAAAAGATTTGGGAACAAACAGGTAAGCTTTATTATCGTGGTAGAGATGCTGAAGGAAATAGAATTCCAGTTCCAATTACTGAATTAGCTAATACTGGTTTTGCTCCTCAATTGCAAGCTTTAATTCAATTATATCAATTCCATTATCAAGTCTTAAAAGATGAATTAGGAGAAGATCCTAATTTAATGAATCAAGCTGCACAACCAAGAGTTGCCGCTTCAAACATTGAGGCTTCAAGAGCTTTAGCAAATAACGCCACTGAATATATGTACGATGCATATATTTACGTTATGGAAGAAACATGTAAAAAAATAGCGTGTTTATTAAATAAGAGTGTTACTTATGGAGCTAAAAAATATAGAGATATATTAAAGGAAGAAGATGTAAAAGATAGAAACTTTGTTGCTACAGTTAAAATGATGCCACAAGCTCAAGAAATTGCTAATTTGCAAATAATGATGAACAATGCTATGGCATCAAATCCTCAATTAGTTATGTATCTAGATCCATTTAAGGTAATGAGAATAGCTAAGGAAAATGTTGACTTAGGTGAATTGTATTTTAGGCAAGCTCAAAAAAGATATATAAAAACAGAGCAAGAAAATGCTCAAAATAATTCACAGCAAAACGCAGAAGCTCAACAAGCTAGTATTCAAGCAAAAATGCAAGCTGATACAATTATTGATGGTAAAAGGGCTTTAGCTAGAGAAAAGGAAATTATACTACAAGGTGTTTTTGATCTTGCAAAAGCAAATATTCCTGTACCAGCCGAGCTTCAGCAATTGGTTTCTGATACTTTGCAAAATGTAAATGTCCCAATTGAAGTGCAAAATGAAGAACAGCAAATGGCTTTAGCGCAACAAGCGCAACAGCAAGAGCAAATGCAAATGGAGCAAATGGGCGAACAACAGCTTTCTGAAGAGGAACAAATGATGATGGAACAACAAATGCAACAACAATAATTATAAAAAATTAAAATAAAAAAAAATGGCAACGGTAAGTAAGCTTTTAATAAGACTTCAAAAATTTAGTTCAAAAATTAGTACAACTGTAGATGCGACTGAATCATTTAATACAGATAATTCTTTTTATCAAGATTTATCTGGTTGGGATTCGGCTGTTATTCAATTTGTAGGTACGTCTGGAACAATTAGTTTTAGCACTACAAATGATAATGGTTCTATTACAGGGCAATTATTGCCAGCACCAGAGGTTCCAACTAATTGGGTTACAGTATTAGGTGTTAATTTGACAACCAAAGCCGATGTGTCATCAATTAATGCGAGTGGTATGGTTGCATTTGGTATTATTGGTAATTATTTATTATTACAAGGTTCAGTAGCAACAACAACAACAGCCGCACCTTAAAATTTAAAATAGAAATAAAATGGCAAATTCAATAGCTTATGTATTGTCTAAAAATACATACTCTAACCCCTTTCAAGCAAACCTTATAGGTGTTAATCAAGGCACTCAAATTGTCTATGCAACAACAAGCACATTAACATCCGCTAATAAATTGTATGCCGATAGTAGATTAACCCAACCTATTTATGGAGATGGAACAAGTTGGTATGGCGTGCAATTATTAACAAATACTTCTGTAGTATATCCTATTACTATAAGCGCAAGTGGTACAATAGCAATTGGTTCTGGTACTACTACTACCACTACAGCAGCAGTTTAAAATAAAAATAGAAACCAAATCAGCATTTATGCCAGAGAATACAGACATGTCAGCACCAATTACGCTGGCAGAAGGTTACAATCCGTTTTCGGATGAAAATGCACCACAAGTGCAACAGCAAGTAGAAGTAGCCCCTACTGCAACAAATAATGAGCCAAATGAGCAACAAGCTCAATCGGTTCAAAATAATGAGCAAAATCAAGAACAACAAGTTTCATCACCGTCTTTTGATCCAAACGAATTCGTCAGAGAAAGATTTGGTTTTGAAAGCGTTGAACAAGCAGAACAAGAATTTAAAAAACTTAAAGAAACGCCAAGTTTTGAATTCAAAGATGATGTAAGTAAAACATTATTTGATGCCATTAAAGAAGGTAAAGCAGATGATGTTTATGAAGTTTTGAATCAACAAAAAAGATTAGAAAAATTGGTAAATTCAGAATTAAATTCTGAAATTGCTGCCGAGATTGTAAAAACAAATATTAAAAATAAACATAAAAGTTTATCAAACGAAGATGTTGAGCTTTTGTTTTATGATCAATTTTTCGTACCTTTAAAACCTGAACAAGGTTATGATGAATCAGATGATGATTATGCTGCAAAAGTAAGTCAATGGCAATCACAAGTTGACTACACTGAAAGACGATTGATGATAGAGGCAAAAGTTTTAAAGCCGGAAATTGAAAAATTAAGAAGCGAAATTACTTTGCCAGATATTTATAATGAAAGTGCTAGGGAGGCTGCATCTCAAGAAGAATTTGAGATAATGCAAGAAGCTAGGTCAATTTATGAAAGAACTTTAGATTCGGACTTCCAGTCCTTCAATGGATTTAATGTTTCGGTAAAAGACGAGGATGTTGAAATACCGATTTCATTTAATGTAGCTGAAGAAGAAAGATTGGCAATGAAGAATGATTTGGAGGATTTTGATACAGATTTATATTTTGAGAATAGATGGTTTAACAAGGAAGGGAAACCAAATGTTCAACAAATAATGGCAGATAAATATTTGCTTGAAAATCGTGAAAAAATCTTTTCAAAAATAGCAAATGAAGCTGCATCCCAAAGATTGTTAGCTCATTTAAAAAAGAACGGGAATATTAATATCAACCAAACACCAACTCCACAAGGAGCGAAACCAGATCTTAATGGCATAGAGGCTGAAAGGCTAAGAATGGCAGAATGGGCATTTAGTTCGTAACTTGTTATTGCCTTTGGAGGAGGCGTAAAAAAATAAATTCAATATTATGGCAGGAATACCTACCTCAAATATTTTGCAGCCGGGTTCTATCTCGTTGCAATCCCAGAATAGACAACTGATGGTTGATCTACAATTATTAACTCCACAGTATTACAAGCAATACACTCAAAAGTATGGCAATGAAGATTTTACTTGGTGGTTAGCTGCTCATAGCGGCATGGAAGAAGTTAAAAACTTAAACTACTTCTGGTTTGAAAACCGCGGTAAATTAATGCCGGGTGTTACAAATACTAGCTCAGTTTCTGCTGGCGTTGGTGCTACAATTACTTTAACTTTAGGACAAGAGGCTTACTTTAACAATGGTACTCAAACTCCTTTAAGAGTTGGTGAAACTTTGCGTGTGGCTTCTTCAAACATTGAAGGGGTTATCATGTCAATTAATAGCACTACTGCATATGCATGGACTTTTACAGTTGCTCCAAAACAAACTACTCAAAGATTTGCTTCTGCTGGTTCAACTAGCTTGTTAGCAGGTGAAGTTTTATTGTTTGGTGGCGATGCAGATGCTGGTGAAGCTTCTGGACCAATCAATCCTTTGATTCAATTAGATCAAAGATATGATAACAATGTAACAGAAATTCGTGATGGTTGGTCTAACACTGACTTAGCGCAAATGGCTGAAACATTTTATGAGTTCCCAGTATCTCCAGACATGGCTGCAAATGGTGTAACTGCATTTACTTACAAAGGTATGTATAAGACTCTTGTTCGTTTTAAAAACAATGTGGAAGCTAAATTAATGCGTGGAAATATCCAAAACAACTCAACAATTAGCAATTCAACTGGTTCTGAAGGTATTATCCCTAAAGTTGTAGCTGATGGTGAAACTGTTGGTTATACTCCGGGTACTTTAGATATCCAAAAATTACACGAGATTACTCGTATCATGGATGTTAATGGTTGTGCTAAACAATCTGCATGGTTAACTGATATCTTCCAAAGACAAGATTTCTCTGATGGTATCTTCGCTGCTTACCCAGCTGGTGCTTTCGTTTATGGACAAGGCGAGAAGTCTAAAGAAGCTTCTGTTGCTTATGGTTTCCAAGAAATCTTCATTGATGGATATTTATTGTCTGTTAAGAAGTATCCTCAATTCAACACTGAGGTTACAACTGGTTTAACTCCAAACGTTGATTACTTCCGTAATTTCGGTTTAATCTATCCAATGGGTGAAACTAAGGATGCTAAAACTGCTCAAGCTTACAAGAACATTACTATTATGTATCAACAACCTCCTCAAGGTGGAACAGTTGGTAATGGTATTCGTGTATGGCAATATGGTGGTGGATCTCCTAATCCAACAGATGGTACAATGACTAATCAAATTGCGATGATCACTTATCGTGGTACTCGTGTTTGTGCAGCAAACCAATTCATCATCGTTCAAGGTAACTAATTAGTTATTTAGAACTTATAATTATGGTAGGGGCAACTTTATTGATTGCCTCTACCTATTTTAACATTTAAAAACCATTTTATGGCAAAGTTAAAGGCAATAGGGATAAATGAATATAATTTATCTCAACAAGGAGAATTTACTAATGTAAGACAACATGAAGAAGCAGCTATTGCAATGACTGAAGCTTCTGTTGCAAATGAAGGAGTTACTTATAAAATTTTCAAATTATCAGATACTAAAAAAAATGGTAAATACCATATGGAAGGTATTGATGATGTTTGGAATCCAGAGAAAAAAAGAATGGAAAGGATTAGACTTTTAACAGGTTATCCTAGTATTTGGGTAGAAGATCAAAAAGGTTTAGAAAAAAGTTTTGTTGAAAAAAATAGAAGGAGTTTAATATTTGACAGAAGGGTTTTAAGAATCCCTGATTACGATATGACAGCACTTGAATTTTTAAGTCTTTGTAATGCAAATTTGGACAATCCAAACAAAAAAGGCACTAGAAAGATTACTTTCTTTCAGTGGAATCCTCAAAGAACAGCTGAATTAGAAAGAGAAAAGAGAGTTGCTAAAGTTAAGGCTATTAAACATGCTTCTTTAGCTACTGATGAAGAAATGCGTAAACATTGTAATTATCTTGGTATTTTGTTTACAGACGAATTAGGTATGCCTAAATCTAATGAAGCATTAAGAAATGATTACGAATTATATGCTGAAGCACAACCTAATAAATTTATGGAAAGTGCTGGTTCTAAGGAAGTTGAAATAGCTTTTATTATTAAAAAGGCTTTAATAGACAATAGAATTGATGTTAATAGCAAAAAAGGATCTGCTTATTGGGCGAATGATGGTGGTTTTATTTGTAAAATACCATCGGATAAAAGACCTGAAAGCTATTTAGTTGAATATGCCATGTACCCTCAAGATGAGTGTAAAGCATTTTTAGAGCAATTAAAGAAATTAATGTAGTTCTTCCCCCTCTAAATAAAATAAGCCCTGTAGCCTAAAAATTACGGGGCTTTTTTCGTATATTTGTTGTATAACTTATTCCAATGAATGTTAATGATATGTATCGTATTTGTCAGTTTGCAGTTAATAAAGCGCAAAATGGCTATTTGACTCCATCTGAATTTAATCTTGTTATAAATCAAGCACAAGTTTCATATCAAGATTACTTGTTGGGAGAGTTTCAGCAATATCAATATGGTAGGCCTCAAGCTAGAGTTAGTTATAGCCAAAATCAAAATGTTAGACAAAGATTAACTCCATTAATTGCAGAAACTACGTTGACAATAAATGGCACATCTGGCCAATCGCCTTATCCAGTTGATTATTTGCAAACAGATGCAATTATAACACCAGCTTTTAAGAGAGTTAGATATTCTCAACAAGATACTTTATATTCTTATTACAATAGCGAAATTGATCCAATTGCAACTAATCCTATTTATTTATTAGAACCTACTGGTTTTCAGTTTTATCCTGTAACATTAGGAAGTGCAATTTTAACTTATGTAAAAAATGCACCTGATATAGTTTGGGCTTATACTACCGTAAGCGGTAGGCCTGTTTATGCAGCTACTCAAACGGGAGTAGGGGTTACTCCAACCACAGGAACTGTGCAGCCGGTATGGGATGATGTAGATTTATTAGAAATAATATCTAGGGCATTAAAATTAATTGGCTTAAATTTACAAGACGGCCAAGTACAGCAATATGCTAATCAAGTAACACAAATTGGGCAATAATGACTAGAAACGCATTTATAGAAAGAATATTAAGACAGGTTTATAATGGGCAACCATCGGATGATAGTAGTATCACTTATAATCTAGTTAATCAATGGCTTAATGATGCCATTGGTTCAGTTGTGAAAAAGAATTATACAGATAGCATTCAATTAGATGGAGTAGCTTATGTAAACAATTCATTTTATACTACATTTACTAATTTAGACATTGAAGCTGAACTTGTAGATAATGTGACTTATAGCGTTGATTTACCAATTATTCCAATAGCATTAGGTAAGAATGAAGGTATTGCCACTTTGCAGTTCGTTGGTGACAAGAAAACATCACAAACAGCTATTCCTTTAAGCATGAATCAAGTAGCTTATCAAGAGCTTTTAAGACCTATTCAAAATAAAATAGTTTATTGGATTGAAGGTAAAAATATTTATATTAAAAGTTCAATTCCTTTAACAAGCTATAAAGCTACAATTAGAATGATTAGTGGTGGGGATTCAACAGACTTAAATTCAACATTAATTGTGCCAGATGATTATGTGCCATTTATTGTTGAATACATAAAAGGGCAATTAGCTTTTGAAAGATCAAGACCAATAGATACAAGTAATGACGGAGTAGACAACAACAACTAAATAATATATGAAACCAATTAGAGATTTTGTTTTAGTAAAACCATTTGCACCAGAAGAAGTTACAGAAGGCGGCTTATTGTTGCCAGAAAGTTATAGAGAAAGAAATTGTAAAGCAAAAGTTCTTTCTGTAGGCAGAGGAACTGCTAAAATTAAAATGGAAGCAAAAAAAGACGATGTTATTTTTCATATAAAAGGGGCAGGTGAGCCAATTATATTGGATAATGAACTTGTTTTTTTAATCCGCCAAAACGATATATTAGCTTACGCATCAAATAATTAAATATGTCACAAGTTAGAAATTATATAACACTAGATTCGGTAATCAATGATTATATTGATGAAAGTGAGCAATCCGTACACAAATACGCTAAATTATACAACATAGCTGTAAGAGGTATGGAGAAATTAGGGCTTGACTTTTTTTACAAAATAAAAACAGTTAAAGTTGCTATTGATACAACAAATTATACGGCTCAATTGCCTAATGACTATATTAGTTATACTAAAATAGGTGTATTAAATTCAGTAGGAGAAATTATTCCATTGAAGTTTAATAACAAAATGACATATTATGGAGATCAACAGCCAAATAGGTTAGCCTTGACTCAAGATGATACCCTAGCTGCATGGTACCAACAAGATATACCATTATGGTTTAATTATTGGGATGGTTATGGATTCCAAAATATTTATGGGCTACCTAGTGGCTCTCCATTTGTAGGTCAATTTAATATTGATGATTCAAATGGTGTGGTTCTTTTAAATCAATATTTTTATTATTCTTATTTGATGATAGAGTATTTATCTAGCGGTAATCCAGAGGAAACATATTCTATACCAATTCAATTTAGAGAAGCGTTGCTTTCATGGTTGGCTTGGAGAGATATAGCTAGTATGCCAAGCACAAGAAAAGGTAACTTAGGAGATAAAAGAGATAGAAAGCAAGAATTTTATAATCAAAGAAGAATTGCTAATGCTCAATATAAGCCATTATACTTAATGCAAGCTTACGAACAAAATTTAGATACTCAAAGAATGACTGTTAAGGCATAAAAAAATGATAATAAATACTCCTTTTAGCGGAAAATTAAACTTAGATGATGCTGAATATAGAATTAGTAATAATGACTATATTGATGCATTAAATGTAACAAAAGATGCGCAAGGTACTGCTGTAGATAAAGTAGTATCTAATATACAAGGAAATACCTTAATACCATATACGGCACCTGCGGGTGTAAATAAGGTTATTGGATTTTATTCTGATAAAGTTAGAAATAGAGCTTATTATTTTTTATGGAATAGTAATGGTTTTAATACAATATTATATTATGACTTAAATGAAAATAAAGTAGTTCCTGTTTTAATAAGTAAAACACAAAGCAATGGCATTGATATTTTAAATTTTAACCCGTCTTATAAAGTATTATCAATAAATATATTTTATAGAGATATAGAAGGTGATATTTTATTTTTTAATGACGCATATAATCCGCCAAAAAGTTTAAATGTAATTAACTTATACGGTAATAATTGGAAGTTAGAATATTTGTTAGTTGCGAAAGCTCCTCCAGTAATGCCTCCAAAAGTAGTTTATGAAAATGATACTACTATAACTATAAATAATTTAAGAAACAAATTATTTCAGTTTTCATATAGATATGTTTATGATAACAATGAAAAGTCTGTATGGAGTTCAAAAAGTATAGTTCCATTACCTCAACAGCCATCTTTAACACTTACAGATGATACTGCTACAAATAACGCAAGAATAGCTGTATTGTTTTCAACCGGTGGTCCAGATGTAAAAGCTATTGAGCTTTGTTTTAGAGAAACGACAAACGGATTAACTAGCGATTGGTTTTTGATAGAATCTTTTGATAAATCAAATCTTAATATATTAGATAATGATATTTTTGTTACAAAGTTTTTTAATGATTCTATATACACTCAATTAGATGTTATAGAAACGTTGCAATTGCAAGACTGGGTTCCTCAAAGGGCAAACGCAAGTGAATTAGCTAATGGAAATGTTTTATTGTACGCTGGAATTGTTGAAGGTTATGATAAAACATCAATGGACTTATCTGTTGATCAATTTACTTCTGACCTTAATAGTTTTTTTTATGACCAAGCTGGGATATTATTGCTTGCTACAGTAAATGGTACAGATAGCGGAACTGGGACAAGAATGAATATATATCTTTATGGTACTGGAACTAACGGAGCGAATGGGGAAGTTGTAACATTAAATAATGCAGCTGGATCTTATTTTATCAATTCATTTGCATCAAATGGCACTAATATAAATGCAGATTATTCAACATTTTCAAGTTCTTCTTTAGTTAGTACAATTTTAGCAGGAATTTCGGCTGCAATGGTAGTAAAAGGCTTTACTCAAGTATCATTAGTAGGCAATAAATTAGTTATGAATTATGCAAATGGATTTGTTTTGACTTCAGTAGGGTTTAAAACAATCCCTTTATATGATTCGGATAATACTAGATTTGCTAATGTGTGGGATTCTGGTTATCAATATGCTATTCAATATTTTGATGCACAAGGAAGAACTATTGGCGCACAAACATCTATTGGCGGTACAATTAATACTATCTCAAGAGTATCAACAGCAGATTTCCCGGAAATAAGATTAAATATTCTTAATAGACCACCATTATATGCTACATATTATCAAGTATTAAGATCAAATAATACAACTTATAATAAAAGATTATGCTGGATAAGTGAATCTGCTTTTTCTGGTATAACTAATAATGTAGATAATTCAAGATTTATTTATATTGGGATTGGTAATATAGCTGCATATAATGAAGCCATAAGTTCAACACAAAATATTGTTTCTTATAATTTTACGGCAGGTGATAGAATTAGATTTATACAAAGGTATGATGCAGAAAATATACTTAGGACAATTCCAAAACAATACGATTATGAGATAGTTGGTACGGTATCTACATTTGAATATAATATTGATTGGCCTGCTCCATTAGCTATAGATAATAATACATATACGGCTAACGGTAATTTTTTAAAAATAAGATATCCTATTAATGATTTAAATATTAATTTTCGTTTCCCTGGTACGGCTGATTTCCAGCATTATGAAATACTGTTATACAACTATACGACCAATGCAAATGAAAGTCAAAGGTTTTATTATGAATTTGGTAAACAATATGGGATAGGAAATCCGGGTACGGCAAATAGGTATCATTTTGGAATGTCGCAATTACCAAATGGTGGTGCTGTTGTGCCTGTTACAAATGGGGATTTGTTTTATAGACTTAGAACAGTACCATACACTGATAGTTTTAATTTTTCATCTAGTGTATTTGATATTGGAACTACAGGATCTTTTTCATCAAGAAGTGAAGCGTTCCCTATTGATGTATCAAGAGCAATAGAAAATGCTTCATATAGAATACAATCTCAACCAAATTCAATTATTAATTTAACAGGAACTGGATACCCTGTTGGTACAAGTTTAGGTTATTTTTTCCTTAATAAATCAAATCTTGTTGATAAGGTGGTGTCAATTAGTGGTTCTTTTAAAATGTCATCTGATGGTTCTTCTACTTTTTCGGTATATGCTCTTATTTGTACTACAATAGGCAATTTAAAATATACAGTTTCTTTATTACCAATAGAAATTAATAATATAACTCAAAATACGCCTACTACATTTACAATTAATAAAAGATTTGTTGTTCCTGCAACAGGAAAAGTATGGATAGTAGCTAAATCTACAAATGATAATATTGGTTCTAATAATATAATTGTTCAAACATTGAGTTTTGATTTTCAAGTTATAAAAGAAAAAACAATTGGGATTATTGAGCAAAGCTTTAATGATACATATAATTTAGTTACGAATAGCAACGGCAGACCATCTGTTATTGATGAAAATGCAAGACAAACTTACTTTCCAACTGTAATAAGATTTGGACAAGCATATCAGCAAAATACCAACTTGAATGCTACTAATAGATTTTTTTATGATGATTTTGATGAATATGATAGAACATTTGGTGATGTATTAAGATTGCATGTTAGAGATAGATATTTAAAAGTGTATCAACAATTTAAAGTAGGTACTGTGCCTATTTTGACTCAAATCGTAAAAGATGTTACAGGAAATCCTTTACAAGCCAATAGCAATCAATTAATTAATAAAATACAGTATTACGCAGGTGATTATGGTATTGGTGATGCCGCAACTAGTCTTGCATGGAATAACTTTGCAGATTATTTTGTAGATAATTATAGAGGAGTGGTTTGTAGGTTAAGTCAAAATGGGATTGAGCCACTTAGTATTCTTTATAAAACTAATGCTTTCTTTGTTGCCAAAACAGCAGCTTATAGAAGAGATTTAAATAATGGAATTAATGATGCTGGCGTTTATACTGGCGATCCTTGTATTTATGGTGTATTTGATGCAAATACTAATAAATATATTATTGCTTTGGAGGAGATTAATAGATATTCTAATTGTACTTTTAACGGTGGTACTGCAAGAGCTTTTGTGCCTGTGCCTTCTACTACAACTACGACCGCAGGGCCAACTACTACTACGACCGCAGGGCCAACTACAACTACGACCGCAGGGCCAACTACAACAACCACTACAAGGACTCCTACAACAACAACAACTCTTCCTCCTCTTTGTACATTGGTTCCGGGATCATTTTTAAGAGCGCCTGATTGTGTATTAGTAGCAGGAGAATTTATATACGTTTCAAATCCTTAAAATAAAAAATATGCCATTTTCAGCAACAATTAGCTTAACTTCAGCAGCAACGAATACCGGCCCATTCAATTTATATTCAAATGTAGACAATTATGTTATACCATTTGAAACAGCCGTTAGTAAAGCAAGTTTACTTTCAGGTACATATTTATCAACTAACGTTCCTAATTTAACAGTAATTTGTAGAGTTGCATCTACAGGTACTTGTACTAATTATGTAGATATGCCTATTGATGATCCTTATGTTTATGTATATGAAAAATGTGGTACTTCGTTATATTATTATAAACCGGGGGTATCAGGACTAAAAGCACAAGATGATAATTCTCCTACACCTAATTGTTATGCAAAAATAAATGAAGGCTTGTTAAGTGCTATGGATGCATTATATGCTCTTACACTTAATAATACTTTAGTATCATCAAATTGTGAATGTGTTTAAAAATAAATTATGTATATATTAGTTACATTAAATCCTGATCAAGGTACAGATTTAGGCCCAAATTTTACATTAACTGCTAATGTTGGAACATTGGTGCCTGCAACAGCTACACTGACTGAATTATTAGCTGGAGTATCAGTTATTGCCGATAATGCTGTTACTCAAGTTATTATAACTTCACAAGGGATATGTACTAATTCATTAACACTTAGTGTATTACCAGTTACAACTACTAGTACTACAACAACTACAACTACCTTAGCACCTACAACTACAACAACAACATTTAGTCCTGAGCCTTGTAATTGTGTTGAGGTTAATATTACATCAGTAGGTGGAGTGGTAGCGACATTAAATTGTTTTGGTGTAAATCAAAACTATGCTTATTCAACAGCAGGCATTAGGTATATTTGCGCATCAGTAGTTGGCGGTCTATTGCAAGCTGATATCATATCAGGTACAGGAACTTTAACTCCTGTTGGCAATTGTAAAACAGGTCCTTGTCCTCCTTTGCCTCCTACTACAACAACTACAAGGGCTTCTACTACTACAACTACATCCGGTCCAACTACTACTACAACTGCTGGGCCAACTACTACTACAACTACAGCAGCTGCGACTACTACAACAACACTACAACCATCTCTTTATAGATACAGTTCGGCAAGTTCAACAGATGCTTGCAACAGTGGTTTAACAATGACAAATGTCGTGCTAACTAATCCACCATTCTGTTCTGCAACTACAATTCAATGTGATGAGTTTGTATTAGAGATAGCTGGTTTACCAGTTTATATTCGTAGTGGGAATAGTTATAGAACTGCAACAATTAATGATCCTAATACATCAGGTATTGCTACATTTGACGCAGGAACATGTATTGTATGTACAACAACAACTACTACTACCTCTACAACAACTACTACCACTACAGCAGCACCAGTTGTAAGAACTGTAACTGGTGTTGGTGCAGGTTCTTCTGATATTTTAGGAGAAATTTATATAACTGCATCAGTATCTCTTAGTGGTAATGTAAGTGCAGATACTGTAATAGAAGTACGTGTATCTACTGTTCCATATAATAATGTCGTTGTGCCTGTTACAATACTTAACGGTAGTTCTTCAGGTAGTGGGGAAACCTATGTTGGGCAGGGAAGTCTACCATCATCTATATCGGGTGAATGTGTTTTATCTTCTGATAATATATATGTAACTTTCACTGGTTATCAATGTGTTTAATATATAAAATAAAATAAAATGCCATTAATATTTCGCCAAGACCCTTATACGATATCATTTGATGAAAATGCTAATGCATTTGAGGCTTTTTATTCGTATTTCCCTGAATTTATGGGTGTAGTTAATGTTACCATGTTTACTTTTAAAAATGGTCAAATTTGGAAACATGGGACAACCCCTTTCTGTAATTTCTATGGGGTTCAATATAATGCATCAATAACCAACGTATTTAATTCAAATTCATTGGATAAAAAGACATGGATTTCAGTAATGGAAACAGGTAATACTACATGGGCTTGTCCAGTTATATATACCCAAATGGAAACAGGTGGAAGTACAAGTATAAAGCAGTCAAGTCAGCTTTTAGAGTCTGATTTTGTGACTTTAGAGTCTGAGTATCAAGCATCATTTTTGAGGGATTCTAACAGTCCGGGAGGGCTAATAGAGGGGGATAGTTTAAAGGGTAATTATATGGTTATAAAATTTGAGAAAGCAAGTGCAAATTCTTTCGTATATTTGAACAGCGCAACGACTAAGTATATTAATTCACCATTGAATAATAGATAATGATTATTAGGGAAAATGATGAGATTGTAGATAATATTGAAGCTGCAATGATGCAATTCCCTGATGAATTAATAGATGGTCCGTTAGTTCATAAATTTACAGAAGGAATGTATATAAGAGAAATCTTTATGCCTGCTGGATCTTTATGGACAAGTAAGATACATAAAACAGAACATCCATATGTTGTTTCTCATGGAAAAGCTGCTGTATCTATTGATGCGCAAGAATGGTATGAAATAACAGCTCCTTATACTGGTATCACAAAACCGGGAACAAGAAGAGTTTTATATATATTGGAAGATTGTATTTGGACTACATTTCACAGAATAGATGGAATGAAATCTGAATACAATGATTTAAGTGAAGAGGAAATAGAGAAGATAGTTGAATCAATTGAAGATAAAATATTAGAGCCTTATATTAATCAGATTACTGGTTCAGATGTAGGCAAAGAATATAAAGAAATTTTAAAAAATAAAAATCAGGAATTATGGCTTTCGCAATCGCAGGATCAACAGCTTTAGCAATAGGTGCTGTAACAGCCGGTGCTGGGGCATTGGTAGGGGGCATATCAGCTATTGGGGCTAATAAAAGAAGAAAAGCTCGTGAAAAAGAATTAGATGAATATGCTCAACAAAGCCCTTTGTATACTGGCAGTAAGCCAATTAGTGAATACTACCAACAAGCATTAAATAGGGCTAATGAAAATGTTTATCAATCTCAACAATATCAAATGGGAGCTATGCAAGCTAGAAGAGCAACAGCTCAAGGTCTAGGGGCATTGCAAGATAGAAGATCAGCGATAGGTGGTATTAGTAGATTACAAGCGGGGCAAAATTATGCTATGCAAAATTTAGCCGCACAAGCAGAAGCTCAAAGAAATGCTAGATTTGGACAATTAGGATCAGCTACTCAAATGAAAAACGCAGATTTAATGCAGCAATTTGATATTAACAAAATGACTCCTTATAATCGTCAGTTAGGATTAAAGCAAATGAAAGCTCAAGCTGCTAATCAAGAATATGCACAAAATGTTCAAAATACATTTAGTTCTTTAGGTAATTTAGCTTCTGTGGGCATGATGGCAGGTAATCCTAGCCCAGCACCAGCAGCAGGTATTCCTTTAACAAATCAAGCTGGATTTGATTCATTTATGGCGAGTAGAGGCCCAGCACCTAGACCAAAATTACCTTAGACCAAAATTATAATATCAAAATCTAAAAAATGGCAGCTACAGGATTATTAGGGATAAACCCATATTTTAAAGGTGTAAATATAGATACATCTAAGCCAGTTAATTTAGCTATTCAGCTTGAGCAAAAAAATCAAGCTAAAAAAGAAGCTTTAGATAAGTATTTTATGGATTATGAGAAATCAATTAATCCAGCAGGTATGCGTTCTCAAGATCAAGATATTGTATTAAAAAAGCTGAATGAAAATAAGCAGTTCTATATGCAAAATAGAGATCGCATATTGAATCCATCTAAATATGGCGCAGAGGCTCAATCTAAATACATGGCTGGTTTTAAAGATATTTTATCTGATATAGCTAAATCAAAACAAGCATCCGCTGAAGATAAAGTATTGCAAAATACTTACAGCAGAATAAAAACACAAGGATTAGAAATACCAGATGGCTTTATGGAGGCAATACAAGAAAGCCAAAAGCCGATTTATGCAGGTTACAAACCTGTAGATTTATTTCAATTTGATTTTAATGCGCCATTTAGTACAGAAAAATTTCAAAGAGATATATTTGCCGGTATTGAGCCGGATAAAAAAAATATAGGTAGTAGAGTAAATAAAGAAGGACAGATAATAAATATATATAAAAATGAATTTGATAACGCAAGCTTAAAATCATTTCAAAATAGAGCAGCATCTCAATACAGAACAAATCCTAGTGTAACTAAAGAGGTTAATAGATTAATTAAAACAGGTGAATATTTAGATTTGCAACCTTACTATCAAATGCTTAATCCAAAAATGTCAATAAATAATGCTGATCCAGCTGATGTAGCGGCAGCTTTTGCATTAAGTTTAAAACAACTTGGTAAAACTACTGAATCAACACCTGTATTTAAACCAGTTGGTCGTAAACCAGATGATAAAGAAGATGATTTTTCGCCAGAATTAATGGTTGATAATTTTTATGAAGCTGGAGATCCATTTACAGCTAATGTTAGTGGAAAGCTTATTAAAGGCAAAAAAATACAATTACCTCCAGAAATAGCTTTAAATTATGATAGAAAAGTTGGTAATAAAAAGTTTTCTCCTAATTATTTTGTTATGACAGATGATAAATTAAATGTTTATCCAATCTTTGTAACGGGCAAAACAGCATCCGGTAATGACATTTTATCTGGAGAAGGTGGAACAATTATTGATGAAAAAATACCTGTTAAAACAAGTCTTATACCAACAATAGGTAAAGAATATGGCGGTATTGGTTATACTAGAAGAAATCTTAACAGAAATCAAATGCCTGCGACACCAACTAAACCTGTAACTAATAAACCAAAAGCCAAATCGGGAATTATTTGGAAAAATAAATAATAACTATGCCAGATCAATTTGAACAATATTACAAGTATTTAAAAGCTAATGGAGCTGACGTGGCACCAGATTTTAATTCATTTAAAAATACTTTATCTAATTACGATAATTCTTCTAAGTATTATTCATATTTAAAAGATAATCAATTTGATGTACCTGAAAGTTATGATTCTTTTGCAGATACATTTGGTTTAAAAAAAAAAGATGGTGGCATCGTATCTTCCCCTATTCCATCAAAATTACCATCTCAAGATTATCTTAGTCAAGGTCAAAAGTTTGCTGAAACTGCTTTTACGATTCCTACCGAAAAGAGGGAAAAGGAAAAGAAAATAAGAGTTAGTCCTAAATTATTTGGTCAACCCGGAACGGTTGATGTGGATATAATTGAAGAAGGCGAAGATGTTGGCTATAAAAATATAGCACAAAGATTTGCAAATGATCTTATTATAAGTGGTACAGATCTCGCATCAGGTATTTCTGAATTAATGAGAGATATGGGTGCGAAGCAAGCAAAAGGGATTGCAAAAATAACTGGAAGTAAAAAAGCACAAGAATTCGCTGAAACAAAAGGACAAGCATTATATACTCCGGAAGGTCAATTGACCGAATATGCTAAAAAAGCAACTTGGGCTACAGATCCAGAAGCTAAAACTATTCTTGGATTAAATGGTCTTAATGCGGATGCAAAAGAAATGCAAGAGTCTTACCAATTACCAGATACTGGTGTGGGTAAAACACTTACCGCACTTTCAAGTTTTGCTCCTGATATTTTAGCAACAGGATTACTTCCAGAAGCAAGAATTGCTGAAGGCGCAAGCGCACTTGCAAAATTAGGTTCTGGTTTATTCAATAATTTTACAAAATATTTAATAGTTAAAGATCCACTAGTTGCTTATAAAGAAGCCAAAAAGGCTGGAGCAACTGCAGGAGAAGCTGTAAAAGAGGTACCCGGAGCTGCTTTAAAAGGAGCTGTTACTGGTGTGACTCTTGCAGGTACTGGTATGTTAAGTTCTTTGGCTACTAAGGGCATCATGAATAGCGCTACTAAATATTTAGTAGGTGCTGCAAGTTCTTCTGCCCCATCTTCTATGCTTAAAAAGGCAGCTGAAATAGGTTTGACTGGGAAGGGTGGATTTATAACAAAAGAAGGAGTTAATGCAATAACAGATGTTATTGGATATGGATTACTTTATCCAACAGGAGCTTCTTTGATTGAAAGAGGTGAATTGCCAAATGAAGAAGAAATAACTACTGGTATAGGTACAGCATTAGCTTTTAGAATTAAAGGCGCAATTGAAGGAGGCATCAAGTTTGGCGAATTAAATAAATTAGTTGAAGATGTGCAAAGCGCAAAGCAGGGTACAGCCTTTATTAATTTTATGAGAGCTACTCCAGAAAGTATTCAAAAAGTATATAATAGTCCAGAAACAGCAAATGAACTTCAATTGCAGGCTCTGGAAGCTGCACAAAGGGCAAGAAAAGCCACAGATTTAGAAGAAAAGCAAAAAGCAGTGATACAGGCTTCTACCTTGTCAAAGGCGGCAAATGTGAAGCAAATGGCTGATTATGTAGTTAATAATAAAAATGATTTTCAAGAATTAAAAGAAAGCACACTCCCTGACGAATTTAAGCAAGCTTTTTTAGAAAAAGCAAATTTGGTTAATAAGAGTGTTAATCCAGTAGAAATAGAAAAAACAAATATTGGCAATAGAATTAAGCAAGCATCTGATTTTATAACACAAAAAGAAGCTGAATTAAATTCTACTCAAGATCCGGTAGCTAAAGCTGAAATACAAGTTCAATTAGAGCAAACCAATAAATTACTGAAGCAGCAAGAGCAGGCTTTAAGAGATTTAATATTTGAGCAAAAGCCGCCAAGAGATTTAGATCTAAATGAAATAAATAGTATTAAAGAAAATAGAAAATTAGATAATCAAGAAATTGATTTGCAAATATCTAAGCTTGACAAAAACGATCCAGATTATAATGAGAAGTTAGAAAGCTTGTCTAAGAAAAAGGAAGAGCAAAATGATTATTATGATTCAGTTTTAAAATCTGCAAAAGAAACGGAAGATGTAGATATATCTGTAATTATGCCAGATGAAATGGCTGAAATTGAAAATATTGAAATAAAGCGTCCAAAAGAACAAAGTATAAATGAATTTGTTAATAGAATAGCAGCAGGAGAAAAAATGGAATCTCCTGAAGATTTACAATTTTACGAAAACAATAAAGATCAGGTAGAGGCTATATTAAAAGAAAAGGCAAAACCAGTAGAAGTTAAGCCTGAAATAAAAATTGAGCCTAAAAAGATAAGTATTGAAAATAAAGAATATACAACTAAAACAGGCAGACAAAAAGTTACATACGAGGATGGGCAGTTAATAGTAAGAGATATAAAAACAGGAAAAGAAGTTTCTGCTGCTACTCGTAAAAAAGCTATTGACGAATATGTAGATGCATTTGATTTTGAAAAAGGCAAAACAGCAGAAGAAAATATTACTGAATTACCGGAAGGATTAAATCCGGAAGAAGCTAATTTATTTATCATAGAAAATTCAGAGAATCCTCTTGAATTAGCAAGCATTTATTTTTTTGAAGAACCATCTGGTAAAGCAGAAACGAAGGATCAAATGATTGGCGAATTTGGTTTAGGTAAAATAACGCAAGATAGTTTTAATAGATTTGGAGATAGAAATAAGGTAACGGGCGGAATGGCTAGAACATACTTTAAAAAAGATGGTTTACCGCTAGATGTTGCTGCAAAAGAAATGTCAGATTACTATGAAGTTGAAATAACTCCACAAGATTTGGCAGATTTTATTGTTAAGTATCCAAGTGGATCTCAGGCAGCTTTAAGACAATTTGAAACAAGAACTGCTAATGAAGCTGCTAATAAATTCAAAGAGCTTACTGGTCTTGATATAGACAGGAAGATGGCTGAAAAAATATTAAATGATAAAAAGAACAATTTAACAGATATTGAACAAGAACTTTTAAATGCAAATTATGAATCAGAACAACAATTCCAAGATGCCTACTGGGAAGCCTACAAAGCAATTGACAAAGGAGCAGAAGCTAGCCCTGTTAGTGAAATTAAGCCTACAGAAGCCACCGAAGAAAAAGTAGAGCTAAAAGAAGAAGTAGAGGTAAAGCCTAAAAAACCAATTAAGGAAGCTAAAGTTACGGAAGATGAAGCTATCAATATTGATCAAGTTTCAAATGAATTAATGCGTCAAGAGCTTGAGATGGCTGAATATGAGAAAATAAAGATTTCTGATAAAGACGCTTATGAAAAAGCAAAGAAGAGGTTATTGGAAGGTTATAATATAGAAAATCTGTTAAAAGATATAGAGTCTGGTAAAAAGAAAGTGATTGATGATGAGGAGTCTATTATGTTGGGAATAACTAATGGAACACTAGCTAAACAAATAGATAAAAATCCAAAGAATATTGATCAATTAGTTGATTTACGAAAGAGAGTAATTGATGCATTGGATATTACCGGTAGTTCGCTTGGTAGGGCATTGAGAACAAGACAGTTGGCTATTAAGCCTATGGAAACATTATCTGATTTTATTCTTGACGCTCAAGATGCTGCTGGAGTAGATGTGCTTACACCTTCTCAAAAAGAAGAAGCTTTTAAAGATTATGAAAAATATAAAAAAGCATCAGAAGATTCCGAAAGAAAAATATTAGAATTAGAAGAATTAAATAGACAATTATTAGCTGAAAAAGAATTTAATTTAATAAAAAAATCTGTAGTAAAATCAAAGCAGAAAAAAGATTATGCTAAAGAAAGAGATGAGGTAATTAATTCAATAAAAGACAAGTTAAAAAAGGCAAGAGCCGGAGAAAGCGGATTAATGGCTGTTCCTGTTCCTTATGCAGCAGAGCTTATTGCAATAAGTCCTGAAATAGGTAAGTTGACAAAATTATATATAGAGGAAGGCGTAGAAAAATTATCTGATGTAGTTTCTAAAATACATGAAAACATTAAAAATGATATAGAAGGAGTTACAGAAAGAGATATTAGAAATGTAATTGCTGGTAAGTATAATAAGCCAAGACCGGCAAAATCGGATCTTGATAGGAAAAAAGCATTGTTAAAGAGGGAAGCTGAATTATTAAATCAAATAGAACAGGTGCTTGCAGGCGAGCCAAAAGAAGAAAGGAAAGTAATACAGAAAAATCAAAGAATTAAAGAACTGCAAGATGAATTAAGAGCTGCACAACAACAAATGGGTTATGATGAAGTTACTAAAATTCAACAAGCTGAAAAAAGAGCAGAAACTAATATAGCAGAAATAGAGAAAAAATTAGAAGAGAATGATTTATCAATAAAGAGAGCAGAAAAAATAAGCAGTCCTAGATTAGAGGAATTAAGAGAAAAGCAAAAAGAATTGCGAAATGAATTAAAAAGAAGAAGATTAGAAGATGCTGGTGTTATTACAAATAAGGATAATGAATTAAAAAGATTGCAATCAGCTACCAAAAGAAATGAAACAGAGTCTAAGAAAATTGAAAAACAAATTGAAGAAAAAGATTTTGAAGATAAAATAAAGGCCCCATCTTTCTTAGAAAATGTAGAACTGCAAAAAAAATATCCAAAAGAATATAAAGAATTTTTAAATTCAATCGCTAAAAAAAGAGATATAAAATATGAATACGAAATAAAGAAAGCACAAGAAAGAATGGCAAGAGCTACTTCTGGCGAAAAACGTGCAAAATTTGCTAAAGAAGCGTTTAATACAGTAAAAGCGTTAAAATCTAGTATTGATAACTCTTTTGTCGGAGTACAAGGTGGATTGGCTTTTATGGCTAACCCATTGCAGGGTGCTAAAGCTCTTGTTGAATCCTATAAAGATATGGTTAATGAAGGAAGATTTAAAAGAGGTTTAGTTGAAATTTTTGAGAATAAAGAATTAATGGATTTGGTAGATAAATCAGGACTAGATATATTAAATCCACAAGAGATAGAGGAAAAGAGGAGAGAAGAATCTATGGGAGGTTCAAATTTGTTAGAGAGATCTTTAGGAGAAGTAAAAGGTGTAAAAATAATTCCAGCAAAAGTATTAACAGCTCCATTTGAAAGAGCTTATACAAGTATGGGAAATAATTTAAGGCTCAATATATTCTTAAAAAGAATAGCTCAATTAGAAAAAGAAGGCATTACTTATGAGAACAATCCTGAAGAAATCAAAGCCGCAGCAAGGGCTGTTAATGAATTAACCGGAAGAGGTAAACTAGCTAAAGGTCTTGAAACGTCCGCTGAAAAGTTATCATGGTTAATCTGGTCGCCAAAATTATTAGCTTCTACAGTAAATTTATTAGGTATTAATGATATAGGTAGTGTTTTAATGATTAGCAAGGGGTATTATCGTAGATTACCACCAAAAGCTTTCAAATTTGCTACTTCTCAATTAGCATCTGGTATCGGTATGGGCGTTTCTATTATGGCCGCAATTGCCTTATTAGATAAAGATAAGGAGGTTGATGCAGATCCAAGAAGTGTAACTTTTGGACAAATAAAAGATAAAATTACAGGTACTGCTGTTAATGTGTATGGTAGATTTACATCTGTTGTAAGATTTGTTACATTGATGGCTCTTGGAGTTAAAGAAGTAAGAGGTGAATTAAAGACTGTTGATACCGGCAAGGAATTTTTTAAATTTTTTAGAGGTAAATTTAATCCAGTAGCTGGAACCGCTTATGATGCAGTTATTACAAGAAAAACTTATGAAGGAAAGCCTTATGAATTAAGCGATTTACCTAAAGATTTGCTTGCCCCGCTATCGGTACAGGATATAAAAAAGTATTTAGAACAAGATGGCACTCTTGATATTTTGACTAAAGGCTTTGCTACATTTAATGGCTTGAAAGTAATGAATGAAAAAGATTTTATACCTCAAACACAGCAAAAACTATATGAAAAAGGACTAACTTCCGACTATTTAGATAGACTATCAATTATAGATAGAAGAACCAAAAAACCTTTGACAAAAGAAGAATTTGCTAAATATTCAGATATGAGAGATGCTATTTTAAAAGAAGATTTAACAAGATTATACGAGGACGGTGTGCCAGTACTAGGGGAGAGAAAATTAAAGCCTTATAATAAAGCCACAGTAGATGAAATAGACAAAGCTCTTGATTGGTTAAAATCTAAAGCTACTAGAGAAACTAAAGATAAGTTATTTGGAGCTGAAAAGGTTTCAATGAAATCCGAGATAGATGAAGCCTATTATGAATTAATGAAAGAGAAATTCTAATAAAAATCTTATATTTGAACAAAAAAAAATATCAATATGTTACCAAAATCATTATTAAGCGCAAGCATGAAAAAAGGCTTACAAGATGCATTGCAAGTGGAATTATATCAATCAAATCTATGGAAGCACCTTGCAAATAATCTTCAAAGATTAGGATTGTTTGGTAGTCAGAAATATTTTTTAGCCGAAAGTGCTGAAGAACTTACTCATTATCAAATGATTGTGGAATTTATTAATGACATGGGCGATGTGGCTGATATGCCAAAAATAGAATCCGTAACTGATAAAATAAACTCTATTGGGGATGCCTTAGATTTAGGTTATGAAACAGAATTGGATGTATTAAACCAATATAAGGATTTATATAAAAAGGCAGAAGAGGAAGATTGTGTAGTTGCTCAATTTTTATTACAATTCATAGAAATACAAAGAAAAGCAGTAGGTCAATACGGAGATTTATTATCCAAATACAAAATAGCTGAAGAAACTAAAGAAATTCTTGAATTTGATCAACATATTAACGATTTATAGTCATGCCATATAAGTCAAAAGCACAACAAGCTTACTTCAATATTCACAAAAAAGAACTTGAAAAACAAGGGGTGGATGTTAATGAATGGAACCAAGCTAGCAAGGGAAAGAAATTACCTGCTAAAGTTAGCAAGTTAAAAGCTATGAGGAAAAGAAAAATGGGGTAGATTTCCTATATTTTTCTTATATTTGATGTAAAATTTAATACAATGCCCATAGTACCGAATTTTACAGCTAGCCAGTTTAGTGGCACACCATCGGTTATTACTTTAAGAGATACAAGTACAGGTTCTGATGTTACTATTGCTAAGCGTAGAATTTATCTATTGCAAGCTAATGGTACTATGTTAGTTCCAGCTGGTACACTTACAACTTATATTGATTGGCCCTTAGCAAATACAAGTATTAGTTTAGATGTATTATCACAAGATAGTGCATTGAGTATTACTGTTCAATGGTTGACTTCTGCAAATGCAGTAGTTACATCAAAAACAACTTCATTCGCATTTACTGCATACAACGAAACATTTTATTATGGATTAACAGAGAGTCAAGTTGCAAATTCAAATTTAAGCGCAAGTACGAATTGGTATCAAACTAAATTAGTATTAAGAGTTGAACTTGATAGCGCAGACCAAGCAATTACATTTGCATCTGATATTTATTCAGCACAAGCTGCATTAAATAGAGCGACATATATTTCTACTAACCAAGCTTTATTCTTTTAAATATGTTAGTTCCACAAACAGTAGTATCAATAGCGGAGATTTCGCAATACTTATGGAATGATTCTATTCCTAAGCAAAATGTATTTTTTAATGGAAGCATTGACCCACGCAAAGCACAACAGCTTTACATGGAAAGAAAAGCTTTGCAATATGGTATTAACCAATCTTTAACAGGACTTCCGGGAACTTCTAATTATGTCTATGCTCTTTGTGGTTCTAAATTACAAGTAGCAATTGAAATATTAGGTAATGGTGGTGGCGGTGGTGGTGTAATACCGGGCGGTGGCGGAAACTTTAGTGTGTTTGAATATTCATCTAACGCAGTTGAAAATTCTGTTACAATATACTTCCCAGAAGCAGTTGGAAAAAGATGCGTAAATGCATTTAGACAAGGTAACAATATTGGTACTATATTAACAGCAGGAACACCAACTGGAAATCAAGTTGTTTGGGATAAAAATTCGGCATCATTAACAGTTGCTTCAACAGTTCGTTTTTACAATCAAGAATTTGTAAGAGTAGTTGTTCAACAATAAAAAGTTTTTACATTGGCAATACAGAATTTAATAACAGGTGAATTTCAGATAAGAAAATTAAATGGAGTTCTTGTAGCTAACAATGGTATCGTTGATGCAGTTGGTAATATTACATCTGGTACGTCTGGTACAAGTGGTACAAGTGGTACAAGAGGTACTAGTGGTACTTCGGGTTTTGCTGGTACAAGTGCCATGATAGTTTATACATTTACAGCAATTCAAAATCAAACTACTTTTCTTGTTCCTAGTGGGTTTGTAAATAATATGATTGCTGTTTTTGTTAATGGCGTTAAATTATCACAATACGATTATATAACAGTAAATGGTTTTAGTGTAGTTTTAAATAATCCTCTTGATGCGGGGGACATTGTAGAAATAGATAATTTTGTTGCTAATTATGTTTCTACTTCAGGAAGTTCGGGTACAGCTGGATCTTCAGGTACGTCTGGTACAACAGGTACTTCAGGTAGTTCTGGATCTTCAGGTACGTCTGGTACAACAGGTACTTCGGGTAGCTCTGGTACTACAGGAACTGGCGGTACTTCAGGTACAACTGGTACTTCTGGTACTTCAGGCAGTTCTGGTTTTAGTGGAAATAGGTATTTTACTACATCTAATACTGTATTTACTTTAGGTAATTCTGGTACTTTGATTGTAGGGACAAATTTATCATTTAGTCCTGCACAATCAATAATTATTGTTTACGATAATACAAACTTCCAAGAGTGTGAAGTTATTTCATATAATTCAACAACTGGGCAATTGCAATTTGCAGAACCCAACAGAACAGTTGGTTCGGGTACTTATTCAAACTGGTCAGTTAACTTAGATGGCGCAACTGGAGCAGCAGGGACTTCAGGAAGTTCAGGAACATCTGGTTCTACAGGAACATCCGGTACAACTGGTACTTCCGGAACTTCTGGTACTTCTGGTACTTCCGGAACATCCGGAACTTCTGGTACAACTGGAACTTCTGGTACAACTGGCACTTCCGGAACATCTGGAACTTCAGGTAGTTCTGGTTCAAGTGCTACAAGCGGTACTTCTGGTACTTCTGGTACCTCTGGCACAACTGGTACATCAGGGACAAGTGGAACTTCAGGAACTTCAGGAACTTCAGGTACTACTGGAACGTCAGGTACATCTGCAATAGATGGTACTAGCGGCACGTCAGGTACAACTGGAACATCAGGAACTAGTGGTACATCAGGAACAAGCGGAACAACAGGTACAAGCGGTACGTCAGGTACTTCAGGGGCAAATGGTATGAATGGAGTTGCAGGAGGTCTTGTGTACTATCTAAATCAATCTTTAAATACAGATACTCCGTTTGGCAGTCCAACATATAAGCAATGGTCGTCAAATCCAACGGGAGGCGCAGAGCAATCGGTAGCATTAAATAATGTACCCAACAACACAAGAACTCTTATTGCTACTTATGCGACTGATTCAGGAGTACCTAATGTCACCACAATACCTTCAGGGTTATGGGCGTGGACAACACATTTTGACATAAACCATAATTGTGATTTAGCGGTAGATGTTGAACTTTACAAATATACAACAGGCGGGGTATCAACACTTTTAGGTACTACTAACATAGATACTGAACCAGTATCGTCAAATACTATTAAAGAATTTTTTACTGATTTATTTTTAATATCACAATCTTTAAACGCTACCGATAGACTTTATTGCAAAATATATGTTCTGCATAGTCATGGTGGGAATGCTGATATAAATTTTTATACTGAAGGAATAAGTAATTACTCTTTTGCACAAACAACATTCAATCCACCAAGTGGTACGTCTGGTACTTCTGGTACTTCAGGAATAGATGGAACTTCCGGATCTAGCGGTTCTTCAGGTACATCTAGTACATCTGGAACTTCTGGTACGACAGGTACATCTGGAACTTCAGGTGAAAATGGTACAAGCGGTAGTTCTGGAACTTCAGGTTCTAGCGGAACTACAGGTACTTCTGGTACTTCTGCAACTTCAGGTACAACCGGTACTTCTGGAACTTCAGGTGAAAATGGCACAAGTGGCACATCTGGTACAACCGGTACGTCTGGAACTTCAGGAACTTCTGGATCTTCAGGGGTTACTGGTTCTTCAGGTACAAGTGGAACTACAGGTACATCTGGTACAAGCGGAGCTACTGGTTCTACTGGTACAAGTGGTACATCTGGAGTCACTGGATCTAGTGGTACTTCTGGTACAAGTGGCGCTAATGGTACAAGTGGCGTTAATGGTACAAGTGGAAGTTCGGGAAGTAGTGGAGTATCTCCATCTGTATCAGGGTTTTTACCTTTAACTGGTGGAACATTAAGTGGTACTCTTTATTCTACTTACAATACTGCTAGTGGTATAGCTAATAACGGTTTCAATGTTGCAAAAACCATAATTGGTAATTTACATATACAAAACGGAGACGGTACTAATGGTAATAACAGGCAAGCAGCTTTAACATTTCAAGGGGGTAATGCAAGCGAGGCTCAAGCAGGCATTTATGTGTCTAATAATAGTACTACAGGTACAGCTATGGGCTTTGCTACAACAGATTCATATGCAACAGGCCCACAATTATTTTTAACTGCTACTAATGCGGGTCAAGTAACTTTCCCAAGAGCTTTAGTTCAAGTAAATGGATATTTAAGAACAGCAGGGGCAACATCTAATACAGTGTTATTTAACAATTCAGGCTCTTCTGTTGATTTTGGTAATGTTTTAGGACAAGGAAGTACAGGTAGAAGTACATTTTTTAGAGGGGCTTCAGCTCTTGTTTCTGTATGGTGGGGTACTACTGATGGTAATGGTAACAACATACCATATGCAGCAATAGATGCAACAGCTGGTGAGTTTAAGTTTTATAGAAATACAGGTGGAACTGGTGGTGGAACATGGACAAATATTATGACCATGAACGCATCTGGTCTTACTATGGATTCGGGTAATTTTATAGGCAATCTTACAGGAAATGTTACAGGATCGGCTGGTTCTGTTGCATGGGGAAACGTAACTAGCAAGCCTAGTCTTATTATGTATTATCAAGGGTTCACATTGAACGCTGATACAATGGATGGCAACTCTACCGGGTTTACGTATGCTGTAAATGCTCCATATACAGGTCCTATCGCTAGGTTTAGTGAAACTGGGTATTCTTTACAATTAAATGCAGCATATAGTGGAGGAGGTAACCTTATTGCTTTTAGAACTAGAAATGGAGATGCTGGAGCATTTAATCCTTGGAGGGAGTTTATTACTTCTGGTAATATTGCTGGTCAATCAGTTGCTTATGCTACTTCTGCTGGTAGTGCTAGTACTGCAACCTCAGCAACTTCTGCAACATATTTAAATAGTAGTAATTATATTCAACAAACAGGTTCTACAGGTTCTTGGAACGCTGATTTCCAAAATACGCCAGCCGGTACCGCAAGATATGGAGGAGATGTTGGAGCAAATGGGACTAATAATCCCGGAGGAAGTTGGTGGATTCAACAAAACTTTAGACATACTAATGCTTCTAACTTTTGGGGTATACAAATAGCATGGGGATGGGAAGATAATGCTAATAGATTAGCTACAAGAAATGTATCTGGAGGTACTTTTGGAGGATGGGTTTATTATTTAAATAGTAATAATTTTACATTATATGCTCCTTCTTTGACTGGTAGTGGGGCAAGTGGTACATGGAATATAACTTCTGCTAATACAAATAGTATTTCAAGTGCAGTTGGTGGTGCTTATACATGGACGGGTATTCAATATTTTAGATCCAATAGAAATACAAGCTCAGATTCACCATCGCTACAAGCTTACTCCGATAATGGAAGTGGTGCTATAATGGCTTTTCATAGAGGCGGATATTATGCAATAAATATGGGACTTGATTCCGATAACGTATTTAGAATTGGTGGATGGAGTGCAGCTGCTAATAGATTACAATTAGATATGAGCGGCAATTTAACCATTGCTGGAACTGGAATTTTTGGTATCACTGGTGCTGCTGGTAGTTTAACTTATAATGGTACTGCTGATAATATTTATAATAGCGGATTTTATAGAAACTATGGCGATACTGGGCTTTATAATGAATCTTATGGATGTATGTTTAGAAGAAATTCATCTTCAAGTCATGGATCATGGGAGGCATTTGGATATAATAAAAATGGGTATGCTGGAATAAACATAGTAGATCCTCAAGGATATTGGAATAATTCAATGTATGAAAATGGTAATGGAGGTTTATATCAAGAAAATGGGGCAGGGTGGCAATATTACTTTCAAAGGTCAGCCAATGACTGTTTAGGTCTTAGCGGTTCTGAAACATACGATTGGGTAAGAGCATGTACAAATGGTAAGCATAGAATTACAAATGATACTTGGTGTGATGCAATATCTTACGCTGTTTCATTTAATCCTATATCAGATGCTAGACTAAAAGAAAATGTCGTAACTGTTGACAATGCTCTTGATAAAATATTACAATTAAGAGGTGTTTATTATAGTTGGATTATAGATACAGAACAAAAAAAACATATTGGCGTTATCGCACAAGAAGTTCAAGAAGTTTGTCCTGAAGCTGTACTTTATCATGAAGAAACTGATACACTTACTGTAAGTTACAATGACTTATCTGGTGTCTTTATAGAAGGTTTTAAAGAATTAAATCAAAAGTTAATTGATGCTAATGCGAGAATTGAGATGCTAGAAACTAAACTTAACCAATTATTAAACGCATAATATGAGCAAGACATACACTTGGAGAATTATTGATTCAGCTATTATACCAAATAAAGATGGTATGGAAAATATAGTATATAAAGTACACTATATCAAAAGAGTGGTTGAAGAAATTGATGGTAAAAGATATGAAGCAGACTTTGTAGGTGAAGCCAAAATGCCTGCTCCAGACCCAAATAACTTCTCTCCAATCAATGAACTTACAACAGAGGTGGTTTCTGGATGGTTAGAGTCTTTATTAAACCAAGACTTTATTAATAGCAGGCTAGATGGAATGTTGGCTTTTAAAAAAAGAAGTGATAATTTTGTATATATAAATCCTCCTTTTTCAACAAGAGAAGTTCCAGTAGCTGATACAAACATTTAAAAACAAATTAAATATAAAAAAATGAAAACAATTGAACCAGTACAAGTTTGGTATAATGGCCAAGAAGTAAATGCAACAGTATTAAATGCATATGCAAGCGATGTGCAACTAAATGTTTCTGCTAATTTTTATTACACTTTATTTATTGTGAATGAATACAATTATATAAATCAAGTAAATAGCGGAATGTTAATAATGGATGGTCAAGCTTACCAAGATTGGGATCAAGATTCTTTTGCTTGGGATTGGGTGGCTTCTAAGCTTAACTTAACAATTACAGGAGAATATGTTCCTAATATACCTCCATCACCAACACCAATACCAGTGCGAACAACAACAACAGAAGCACCAGCAACAACAACAACAACAACAGAAGCACCAATAGTAGAAGCACCAATAGCATAATTCTAAAAAGATGAGCAAAAATACAATTTTAAGTGAATTACCTAATATTGATGGTATAATTAAAGGAAACTTAGATGCTAATTTTAGCACAGCAGTTCCTAATGTTGACTATCAATTGCCTATAAGTCTTACGACAAATGGTGTTAGTGGACCATCTACATTTAGTGGTAATGTCTTAAATGTGCCTATTTATAGCTCATCTTCTGGTACAGCAGGTAGTTCAGGTAGTTCGGGTAGTTCGGGGAGTTCTGGGACAACTGGTACGTCAGGCACAAGCGGTAGTACAGGAACTTCAGGAACAAGTGGCACATCTGGCACAAGCGGAACAAGTGGCACATCTGGCAGTTCAGGCACTACAGGTACAAGCGGAACATCTGGGACTAGCGGTACAAGCGGAACAAGTGGCAGTAGTGGAACAACAGGTACTAGTGGAACTTCAGGGTATTCTGGAGATAAGTATTTTACTACTTCAACAACTTCTTTTACTTTAGGTAATAGCGGTACTATAACAGTACAGACAGCATTGGCATATACAATTGGTCAAACTATCCTTATTGTATATAATATTACAAACTATCAAGAATCAGTAGTTACAGCATATAATCCTAGTACGGGATCTCTTTCATTTGGCGCTCCAGCAACCACAGTTGGTTCAGGTACTTATGCAGCATGGATTGTCAACTTAGCTGGTGCTAGCGGTGGTGATGGTAGTTCAGGAACTTCAGGTTCTTCTGGTATTACTAGTACTTCTGGAACCACAGGAACATCAGGTTCTTCAGGTAGCTCAGGTTCTTCAGGCAGTTCAGGTTCTACAGGTAGTTCAGGTTCTTCAGGCAGTTCAGGTACTTCAGGAACTAATGGTACATCAGGATCGTCTGGCACCACAGGATCATCTGGCACATCAGGTACTAGAGGTACTAGCGGAACTAGCGGTACTAGCGGTACTAATGGAACTGGTGGCAGTTCGGGTGTTTCAGGTAGTTCAGGTACTTCGGGTACAACTGGTACTTCGGGTACTAGCGGTACTAATGGAACTGGTGGCAGTTCGGGTGTTTCAGGTAGTTCAGGTACTTCGGGTACAACTGGTACTTCGGGTACAACCGGTACTTCAGGCACTTCTGGAACGTCAGGTTCTTCGGGTTCTTCGGGTTCGTCAGGTTCGTCTGGAGTAAATGGTAATAATGGTTCTTCAGGTTCGTCTGGAGTAAATGGCGGAAATGGTTCTTCAGGCACTTCTGTTTCTGTATCAGGTACTACAAATTATATAACTAAATTTACATCAGCATCTACTATTGGTAATAGTAATATTACATCAAATGGATCTGAAGTTGATATAGCAGGGGGGAATAATCCTTTAAGAGTTTTTGGAGTAGAGCCATATGTTAGTATTCATGCAATAGGAGCAACAAATTCTGCGGGTCTTAGGATTTATCCATCAGGCGGATTTGGTGCTTATATTGGCAATTATGCAACAGGGGCATTAGTTTTAGTATCTGCAAATGCAGAAGCGGCTTTTGTATATGGTGATGGTAATATTGTATCTAATGGAGGATGGTTTATTAATAATTCCACATTCAGAGGTTTGCATAATAGTGCGACTGCGATGTATTTTGCATCAAAAGATTCAGGTTATTATGATATATCATCATCAGGAGTTTCAGTTTCTTCGTTGAGATTATTTACAGGAGGCAATCAAGCAAGTCTTAGAGGATATGTGTATGCAGACACTAATAATGATATAGGTTTTTTACATCATAATGGTGGTTGGAGTGTTAGAACTAATACAGCAGGTGTTACTTTATATGGTGATTCTGGTTCAACTGGTACCTTTACTGCAACAAAATATAAATTTGGTAGTAATAATACTCTTTCTGGTAATGGATTAGTTGAAATTGTTGATATGGCAGAAGTTGGAATGGCAACACAAGCGGCTTCCTATAGATGGTATAATAGTACTGCTGCTACTATATTAATGTCCTTAAATTCAAGCGGAAATTTAACTGCGGGGGCATTTTTTGAAGGTTCAGATATTAGATTTAAAAATGTCATAGAAACCAATCCTCAGATAGATTTAACAAGTATAGACGTAATTAAATTCATTCGTACAGATAATGAAAGTGGACAAGTAAGATATGGCTATTCAGCACAACAAGTACAAGAAATACTTCCAGATTTGGTTACTGAATCTGAAGAAAAGTTAAGTTTGAACTATATGGATGTTCACACATTAAAAATAGCTGCTTTAGAAAAACGCATTGCTGAATTAGAAGCTAAACTAAAATAATATGGCATATAATGATTTGAGTCAAAATCAGACAATTAGTTTTAATAATTTACAAAGTGGTGTTAATCAAGGTGTATTTACAGCTAAAGCTGCTATACCAGTTAGTACTAAACAGATAACAAAAACTGAAGCTAATACTTATGTAAATATAAATACATCACTTCCATCATATGCTGCCAAAGCATCAAATCAATTAGTAACTAAAGAAGATTTATCAGGAATTACTAGTACTTCTCCATACACAATGTATGGTGTGGCAGGAACAGCTGCTTATAAATCTTTAGATGGAGGCAATACATTTACAGCATTATCAGGTCTTACATCAGCTTACAACTGGATGGGGATAGCAGGAGATAGTACAGGAACATATATTGCAGTTGTTACTAATTCATTAAATCTTGTAGTTTATCTATCTAGTGATGGTGGTTCTACATTCACACAAAAGTTAATAAGTGGGGTTTTTGGTGGCAACCTTTATCCGACAAGTGTAGCTATGTCTAATAATGGACAATATATAGGTATAGCAGGTCTAACAAACACATTAAATGTAGGAGGTCTCAAAAAAGCTATGCTTGTAGCATCATCAGATTATGGTAGTTCATTTGGTACTATATATACAGATTCTATGAATGTTAATATGTATCAAGACTATCCATTTAAAATATCAGTATCAGGCAATGGCCAATATATGACTGCTGTTTATTCCTATGAAGTAGATCCGGGAGGGATTAATAGGCCAAGACCTTGGTCATTTAGAATTTACTCAACTAACTATGGATCTACTTGGACAAGAAGTGGAGGTAGCGAGTTTTCAAGATTTTTTGATATTGCATTAGATGGTACAGGTCAAAATCAATTTTTAACAAGCGATTGGGCTAGACCGGGATTAGGTGGATCACAAGGTATAAAAGCATCTGTTACAAATGATTTTGGTGTTAATTGGAATGAAAGATATTCAAATACTGTTGGACTTTCTCGGCCAAGACAGGTAGGATTTATCTCTGCCACTATATCAGATAATGGCCAAGTTATGGTGGGATCTACAAACGAAACCACAAGTACACCATTTTACGATCCCTCTAATTTTTCACCTTTAGTTGTAGCATCATTTAATTCAGGCAGTACTTTTGCACAAAGTGGTGGATATAATAATGCTATAGAAATAGCTGGTGGTACAGCAGTCACTGGAGGTATTACAAATAACTATATTGCAATGATGTTAAACAACATAGGTCAGTTTAATTACAGTACAAATGGAGGATCTAGTTTTTTAGTCAGTACTACAACAGCTCGTGCTTGGAATCAAATATATAGAAAAGCATTATTAAACACTCCATAGGGTAAAATATTTTTTTAATTAAATAAATTAACTTAATTTTGTCTTTAAAACATAAAAACATGAAATCAATAGAATTAAAGATTGTAAAAGAAACCCAAGAAGGACAAGATCAGTATGTAAGTACATACGCTATTTTAAGAGCAGTTATTAATAACCCAACAGAGGGTGGTATTAATGTAGAGGAAATGCTTGTTAGATTAAAACTTTTGGATAAGTTAGACAAGTTTAAAGAGCTTTTTGAAACAACTGCTCCTGTAGAAGAATTATTACAAAAGACAGCAACTTTAGAGTTAGAAGATAGTGAATTTAACAAATTGAGAGATTTGTATAAAAACATGAAATTCTTAGTTGTTTCTAAGTTCCTAGTTGAAATTAGTGAACAATTAGATAAATAATAATAAATAGGCAGCTTAAATCGCTGCCTTTATTTTTTCTATAACCATCTGAGCTGTTATTGATTTATGACATTCAAAGTGTTTGTCAGTGTCTTTATGTTTGCACCAATTCCAATCTCCCTTATCAAAGATAATCCCATTTTCATTCCAACAGCTATTACAAACATTGGTATTTGTTATTCTAATGCAGTCTAATTGAAATTCGTGATCAGCGGAAGTGAAATTGCTTATCATTATTACTTTCTTTTTTAAAGCCCAAGCAAGCCAGCTTAACCCACTAGAAAGACCAATAAAGAATTCACTATTTAATATTACATCAATCGTGTTTTCTATTGAAGTATCAGATATTTTAGTACAATTATCAAATGGATTGTCCTCTTTAGATACGTTTATTACAGCATATCCTTCCTCGTGTAAATAATTGATTACCTCTTGCCAGCCTTCTCTAGTCCAAAACTTGCATCCAGAAGTTGAATTAGTGGCTATAGTAATATATTTACCACTAAGCTTGCTTTTGTTTTCAATCTTCAAAATAGGTCTTATTTCTTTAAATTCAAGACCTAGTATATTTGTAGCTGCTTTCTGTAATGGAATAGTATTTGGAACTTCTGGTTCTTTATCACTATTATAAAACCATCCTAATCTATATAAAGCATAAATGTTATCTACAACTACACCCGGTTCTACTAATTCCAATTCAGGATAGTCCAGTATTTTATTCCAAAAAGTGGACAATATAACCTTACATTGATGTAGTTTTTGAAACTCTAATGCATAAGGAACCCAAGCCAATGTATCTCCTAATGATTTACTTTCTAATACAATAAATACTCTTTTGCCATTTAAATGTAAATAATTTGCATATATCATCTGATTATTTTGCCAAACCTTAGTTGTCCAATTGGTAAAATATGTTCTATTTAGCTTTATCCAATGATTTGATTTAACAAAGTTTTCATATTGGCATTTACCTTCCCCATCATAAAATGCAACTTTAAATAAATCATCAACATTGCCTTTAATTTCTAAAAACGGATTATCAACAAAGTGTTGCGTGATAGATGCTTTTTGATTTTGAATAGGTAGTTCAATTATTTTTTTATAAGCATCCTCTTGTCTAAAAGCAAATATAGGGGTGGTATTGTCTGTAGGTACTTCGTAATTACATTCTAGGGTATTTAAATCACTATCAATTGGCTGTAAATAATCGGTAAACATATTTCCATATTGAGGCAAATTTCTAGCTATAATAGGCAATCCGTAGCTAATGGCTTCCCTTAAAACTAAGGGGTTACATTCCCAAGTGGAATTAAACATAAAAATGTCAGCTGCGGTCATAAATTTATCAATATCATTTCTTTCTCCCCACACTTTAACATTTGGAGGCAAATCTTTCATTAATGGCTCCCAATAATCTTTAAAGTTCCCAGCTTGGTTCCCAACAAAATGAAAATCTATATTTGGATATTTTTTAGCAATTTCAATTCCTTCTCCTTGATTTTTACCAGATGTCCATAATCCAACATTTAAAACATTCTTTTTATGCATAGATAAGCCTAATTCATTTATTGCTTGTATATAATGAGCTTGATCAAATGGCTTTTGATTTATAGGGTATTCTATTGTAACAAATTTAGATACCATATTAGCAAAGGTTTGCTCGTGATATGGGCTACAGAATATATATGAATCTGGGTGAAATATCTTTTCTTTGTCAGGATCAAAAGATACATCGTGGCAAGTTTCTACAATTCTATATTTTCTATTTGAATCATAAAGTCTTTTTACCATTCCCATATCTAACCTTTCTGATGGCTCATCTATATGTATTAAATCAGGCCTCCATTTATCAATTACCTTGAATAGCTCCATCTTATCTTCATACAAAGTAGTAAAGTTTTCTCCTAGTAAACTTTTTATCTTATCTCTTTGAACCACAAAATCTAAGCTATAACATTGATATTCAACAACATATATTTCACAATCAGTATAATCATTAAGAGCTTCAATTCTTTTAAGCAAAAATTGAGGCATGCCACCTGTACTCAAATGAGGTGCTAGATATAGTATTCTCATTTTCTTTTCGCCACCAATAAATTCATTTATCTTGTTTATATCCTTTTCTCCATGATAAAATAATAAATCTTCTTTCTTTGCAGGTATTCTAAGCCAATTGCCATCTACTCTAGCTTCTCCCGTAAATTCTAAATTAGAATGTAAACCATTAACATACATACAAGGCAAGCCATTGTAAGCAAGTCTTTTATATAGCAATACATTCATTATTGTTTCTTCGTGATATGGAGCATACCATTGATGATTTGCTACTATTTTAGGATGATTGCACATCCAATACCATTCATCTAAAAAGTCTATTGTTTTTTGCCCAGCAACATAATATCCCGTTTGTCTATATCTTTGCCTCACATATTGGTTTATGCCAAATAAATCACAAGCCGGATGCTCTAAGGTAGTGCTTAAATCATCTCGGCTATCTGCCCCACCACGACCATTTATATGCAAATAGTCATACACCCCTTCTACAAAATAAGGATAGGTTGAATCATAGTCATAGAAGTCAAAAATCCTATCTACATAAGCACTTGCAACAGAATCAGTATCAACATAAGCTATTGTTTTTGCATAATTAGTTAAAGCATCTTTTGTAATTTTAGGTCTTTCAATAAGAAGCTTGTAAATACTTTTGTCTAATCTATCTATAAAATCTTTTCTTTTAATGTAGCTTTTAACATCACAATCCCATTTTATTGTATTAACGTCTACTACATTTACTTTTTTATCTGAATTAAGCATATAAACGTAAATAGGATAAGAGCTGTAATTTCTAATGGAACGACAACAAGCATCCACAAGATCAAAATAGGAATCGTCAGCATAAAGGACGTAAGCTTTTTCATGTTTTTGGGGTTTATTTATGTAGTATCCGTAATATTCATTTCCATAGATTAGCTGCAAATCTGGGTATCTATGCTCCATTACTTCCAATGTTAAATCTGGTTGTAAATGTGTTTCATGGATATTACCCTCATGTTCCCCTTGTTCCATCATATATGGGATTGCCACTAAACAGCCCTTATTTTGGCTTATAATTGAATCTATAAGGACTTGGGCATCTTCGGTAGCTATATGCTCTAGAACATCCCCTAAAATCACAAAATCATATGGAGTAATATCAAACCCAACAATGCTTTGCACAAATACATTCTTATACTTATCCCTTAAATTGTACTTTTCTACATAAGGTTCAAAGATTTCAACAGCATCCATATCAAATCCATAGTCCTTTAGGAGCATTGAATATGTCCCTATCCCGGGGCCTGCGTCTAATATTTTAGCGTTTTTACTTAAATTTTCTACTAGATATTGCTTAATATCTTCCTTAAAATAGCTGAAACTGTGTGGCATATTTACAAAAGTAATTAATTTAATTAAAAAACAAATAAAATTTCATAATATTGCATTATGAAAATAGAAGTAAGTATCGGTGAAGTAGTAGATAAGTATACTATATTAACCATAAAAAAGCTATTCATTCATGACAATGAAAAGCTGGAAAACGTAGAAAAAGAATGGAAAATAATTAAATCTGCTCTATTAAAAAAATATCCTGAAACATTAACAGAGCCATTAACCCAAGAGCTTTATGATATAAATAAAAGGCTATGGAAAGTAGAGGATGATCTAAGGGATTGCGAGCATAAAAATTATTTTGGAGAAAAATTTGTGGAGTTGGCTAGGGAAGTTTACCAATTGAATGATGTGAGAGCCATTATAAAGAAGCAAATTAACCAAAAATATGGTTCTGAATTAATGGAAGAAAAATCTTATAAATAATATGAATTTACGTTTTATTTGTGCGCAGCCAGCAAGTGATTATTACGTTTGGCAAGTTGAAACACTTTTGAATAATTTCATTAGTGTTGGTATTAATCCTAATAATGTTGATATAGTATGTTGGAAAGTAAATGGAGTAATCCCAGAAAATTGGATAAAATTAGCTAATGGTTATCCAGCGAGATTTTTTTTCTATGATGACACTAGAGAAACAAGGCATTACATATCTTCCATAAGACCAAACATCTTAAAACAACATTTTCAAGCTTTCCCTGAATTAGAAAATGAAGCTATTTTGTATCATGATTGTGATATTGTATTTACTAAGCCAATTGATTGGAACCAATTTTTACAAGACGACAAATGGTATGGATCTGATTGCAGATGGTACATAGGACACGACTACATTATAGGCAAAGGAGAAGATATATTAGATAAAATGTGCGAAATAGTAGACATAGATAAGCAACTAGTAAAAGACAACGAACTAAATGCAATAGGCGCACAATATCTAATGAAGGGTATCAATGCAGAATATTGGGCAAGAGTAGAAAAAGATTGCGAAAGGCTATTTAAAGAAATAACCGATATAAACAATGAAAAGAAAGCCATAAATCCATCATATCATGAATTACAGATATGGTGTAGCGATATGTGGTGTGTGCTTTGGAACGGATGGAAAATGGGCAAAGAAACTATATGCCACCCATCACTAGAATTTGCTTGGGCAACAAGTACCGAAGCGGATTGGGATAGATTAAATATATTCCATAATGCGGGCGTTACAGATACAGCAAGTGGTTTATTTTATAAAGCATTGTATATAAATACGTTGCCTTATAGTGAAACTTTGGATATAAAAGAAGGGACAGCAAGTAAAAAATATTGGGAAATAATACAAGAAACAGCTAAAAAATCAGTTTTATTATGACAACAAAAATAGTAGAGTCAGAAAATCCACTTGAACATTGGAACGATATTCAAAGCGTGGAAGGCAAGGTGGTATTGGATTTAGGGTGTGGATGGTTATTCCAGCCATTTGAATCAACTCCTCAATATTTTATAAGTAGGGGGGCTAAAAAAATAATTGGTGTAGATGCAGCATGCGGAGAAATTGAAAAGTTAAATCAAACTTTTCTTGACCACACTTTTATTTGCAAAACAATTTTAGAATTTGATGATTTAGCTAACTTAATTATAGATCATAAGCCACAATTAATTAAAATGGATATTGAAGGTTATGAGCATCATATGAAAAATATTACAGCAGAACAATTTGAATCAGTAGAAGAAATTGCCGTTGAATATCACAATCCAGAGTGTAAAAAAATATTAGAAGAAAAATTAACTGAACTAGGTTTTGATATATTTGCTACCAATCAATTTGGATGGTTTTGTACTGATATAAATGTAATGGGAATAATGCACGCAAAAAGATAAAATGAAAATAAAAAAAGCTACATACGGAGGTGAGGATTGCAAAGATATTCTACAAAATAGAGTGTTGGCTAATAAATTAGTCATAAGAGTAAATAATGATATAATTGGTGATCCTGCTGTCGGGCAAGTAAAATATTTAGAAATTGAATTTGAAGATGGTTTTACTGCTACAGTAAGAGAAGGTGATACTTTTGTTTATCCTAAATCAAATAACCGGAAATTAGGTATATTTTATTCTAATAACAACAACCATAAAATATGGGACTCAATATATAAGTCTTTAGATACAATAAAAGATGCTAGCGATGGAGTAGCTGACATAGTTATTTGTACATGGGAGCATATGCCAAATGTTCCATTTCAGCAATTAAATAGCTGGTACAAAAGCCAATCTCATCTTAATCAACTTCTTCAAATTATGCAATGTCTATATACGGCAAAGACAATGGGAGAATATGACTACGTTTCTTTTCTAGAGCATGATGTTATGTACCCAAAAGGCTATTTTGATTACCCAGATTTTGATCATGGCGATATTTTAACTAATATGAATTATGGAGGCGTTTGCATAGAAGGATGGCAAAAAAGAGGTCAAGACGATGAACCTTTCCACCAAATGACTATGAGATTAAATGATGCTATTCAGCATTGTTTGAGCATTTTACCAAATGCATTGGTTACCAATAGCGGGTTAATAGAATCTCAAACCTTTACAAGAAAGAAATGGCATTGTGAAAATGAAGCCATTCATATTAATCATGGAGTACATTTTACATCACATAATAGTATTTACAAGAAAGATAATTTAATTCAAAATCACCCATATTGGGGCGAACATGATAAATATAAAAATTTATTTATATGAACAAAATAAAAGAGATCCTAATTTCTTATGCAACTGCATTTAACCCCACTGAAGAACAAAAAGAAGTAGCAGAAAAAAGACTTGAAATATGTGCTGGTTGTGAGTTTTGGGTGCAATCTGCAATAAGAGATTATTGTGGTAAATGTGGATGCACCACCAGTGCAAAAGTATTTAGTCCAGTAGGTGCAGATGCTTGTCCTGAAAAAAAATGGACAATTTAAAAAATATAATATAATATTAGTTATATTTGTTAAAAAAAATGAGCAATTTTGACCAAATAGATAGTGATTTTACACCTTTGGGTGTTATAACAATGGCTATATCATGGCTAAATATTTTAGGAATAGTAGTGTTAAATCCACTATTACAAACTGTAGTTTATTTGATGACAATTGTTTGGTTAGGGATGCAAATGTATGGTTTTATTAAAAAGCAGTTTTTTAAACATAAAAATAATGGTTAAAAACATCCTAATTTTAGCACTTACATTTGTAGTGCTTTTTTTCGTTTTAGCCCCTCATAAGGGAGGCGATGCTAAAGTTATCACTACGATAGACACGCTAATAAAACATGACACAATAAGGAAATATAAAAAAGGGGATGCTATCCCTTTTGTTGTTTTAGATACAATTTACCAAGTTAAGGAGGTACACGATACCACCTATATAGTTAATGATTATAATAAGGTAAAAGTTTATTTAGATACTTTGCGTATAAATACGGATAACTACGTATCTATTCAAGATACAATCTCTCAAAATAAGATTTTTGGTAGAGGATATGACGCACATTTTACTGAAAAAACTATTGTGAAAGTAAGAGAATTACGCACGCCACCACCACCACCAAAAGCAGCACTATATTGGGGAGTAATGGCAACTAAGCAAGAAAATAATTTTGGATATGGGGGAGGCTTGATTTACAAATCACCTAATAAAGGGATTATCCAATTAAATATTACTAACAATAAGCAGTTCCAATTAGGATACTACTCTAAAATATTTTAACAATGCCAGCAACAAAAAAGACAGATGAAAAAAAAGATGTAAATGTATCTGCAAATCCATTGCCTGTAAGCTTTAAAGATTTCGTTAAGCATCCAAAGGAAGCAATTGCATTTTTAGCTATTATAGCAATGGGTTATTTGTATGTAGATATAAGAAGCACATTCCAGACCAATGCAGATAAGCAAGATAGAAGGGTTGATAAGGTAGAAACAAGACTAGATGCAGTACAAGATGCATTAAGAAGAAGCGATTCTTCAGGTGCAGTAACCGCATCCCAATTAAAAATGTTAAATGATTTAGGAGCTATAAAATCCCTTAAATAATGAAATACTTAGTATTTATATTTTTATTTGGTTGTGGTGTTACAGCTCAAGGTGTAAGTGAGGAGTCAAAAGAGGATCAAGAATTGGATATGCTTTTAAAAAAAGCGCAGTCTAATATCCAAGCTCAAGCTACATTGCAAGATGCAGCTAGTAAAGAACAAAAAAAGATAGTAAAGCAGACCATTAGTCAAATTGTAGGATTAAAAGAAGAAAACAAAGAATTAAAAATAGAATTAAATGAAACTAAAGCAAAGTTTGATAGTATTAGCTTTGATACTCTTGTGCCATTCCAGTTACTCCCAATACCCCGTTAAAAGAGTATTTAGAGGTGATTCGGTGGTAATAATGAAAGTGTCACAAGCAGATACAATCAATATGCTTTACAAGTTTTATTCTCAAAAAATAGATTCACTAACCGATTCAGTAGCAATTAAAAACAAAACAAATGAAGAACTTTATAAAAAATTACTTGTTAAAAATGATACAATCTTTTATTGGAAAGGTAAATACGAAGCAAGTAGAGAGCGCGCTCCAAGATACAGAGATATTAACTACGAAAAAGAAGAAGCTTTCCACCTCCTCCAAAAAATCATCCTCATCGGAGTCATAATTTTACAATTTAGTCAAATAAAATAATATGAAACAATTTTTCCAAGAAGATAATGGTAGATTTAGTATGAAAAGACTATGTGGTTTATTATGTACAATAGCTCTATGTGCTACAATGTACCATAACCAATTTAGTGAGCAACACTTTGCACCAAGCCCTATCCTAGTAGAGGCAGTAGCTATGTTAGCCTTTGGCACTTTAGGATTAACATCAGTTGAGAAAATATTTAAAAAGAAAGAAAATGAAAATGCCGAGTAACGAAAAATTTTACAATTAAAATATTATAAAAATGAAATTATCAGAACATTTAGATCTAAGCGAAGTAACCCGTAGCGAAACAGCAAAAAGAAATGGTATTAGCAATATGCCAACAGAACTACATATAGCTAATTTTAAATTATTGGCTGAAAATATATTTGAACCAATTAGAAATAACTTTCGTTGCCCTATCCATATTTCTAGTGGATATAGATCAATTGAACTTAATCGTGCTATTAAGGGAAGTCTAACTTCACAGCATTGCCAAGGCGAAGCCATTGATATTGATATGGATGGAAGTGCAAATGGCGTTACTAACAAAATGGTTTTTGATTACATCAAAGATAATTTAGAATTTGACCAATTGATTTGGGAATTTGGTACAAGTCAAAATCCGGATTGGGTTCATGTTTCATACGAAAGCACAGGTAAGCAAAGAAAACAAATTTTAAGGGCAACTAGGGTTAATGGTAGCACACAATACTCCCCATACAAATAAAATTTATGCCAGCTAAAAATGGTAATGCAGATATTGCTAGACAATATCGCACAAAATATCCCGATATGCCAACATTAAAATTGGCAAGGATAATGTATAAAGAAAATAATTTAGCTTTCCCTAATGAGGAAGGCGCAAGGTCAACTTTAAGATACATAGAAGGTAAAAACGGGCAAAAGCACAGGTCTAGAAGTACAGTGAAAGAAAGTCAATTTTTAAAAACAGAGGATAGACCAAAAAATCCATATAACTTACCAGCATCAGATGAAACTGCATTTGAGCCATTTATATTTAAAGGGCATAAAAAGGTTTTAATACTATCTGATATTCATGTGCCATATCATAGTATAGATGCGATAACGGCAGCTTTACAATATGCCAAGAAAAGTAAACCTGACGCTTTACTTTTAAATGGGGACACTATTGATTGTCATAGACTTAGCAGATTCATTAAAGATCCAAAGAAAAGAAACTTTAAATTAGAATTAGATACATTTAAAGCATTGTTTGATGTATTTGAAAAGGAACTAAAGTGTAAGATATATTTTAAAATAGGAAATCACGAGGAGAGATATGAGCATTTCTTATATGAGAAAGCCGGTGAATTGGTAGGGATAGAGGAGTTTGAATTTGAGAATATCATTAAAGCTAGAGCCAGAGGAATAGAAATAATAGGGGACAAACGCCCAATGAAACTAAATAACCTTTGGGGAATTCATGGTCACGAATATGTAGGTGGTATCTCAGCTCCGGTAAACCCAGCAAGGGGCTTATTTTTAAAGGCAAAAGTTAGCACCTTTCAAGGGCATAACCACCAAACCTCAGAACATACAGAACCCACTCTTACGGGCAAGATGGTAACTACTTGGTCACTTGGTTGCCTAAGTGAATTGCATCCCGCTTATATGCCTTTAAATAAGTGGAATCATGGTTTTGCGGAAGTTGAGTTAGATCCAAACGGAGAGGACTTTGAATTCAATAACAAGCGTATTTTTAAAGGTAAAATTGTGTAATGCCAAAGCAGAAGCCATATAAAACTTATACTTATAAGATACCAACGTTTTACGTTACTATTAAAATAATGGTAGCACCTAAAATGTCGGATATGCTTACCGATAAGATATTTGATTTAGATGACAATAAGGATAACTATGCAAAAACTGCTGCTGCATTGTGCCTAACATACAAAGATGATATATACATATGCTTGCCAAATGAGGGCAAATTTGCCACTGAATTTATGTTCCACGAGATAATCCATGCCAAGAACTTTATATACTCAAAAAGGGGTGTTAAATTAGACGTAGATAATGATGAGAATGAGGCATATCTAGTCCAATATATTTATAGCAAATGCGAGGATGCTAAAAAGAAATTTGCCAAATCTCAAATACCTACTCCAAGTGAAAGCATATAGAGTTTATTTCAAAAAAAACGGCATAAACCTAACTAAATTGGTCTATGCCGAGTCTTTACTTGAAGTACTTAATCAATTCAAAAAAATGGAGGTCATTCTTATCAAAGAAATAGATATGTTACCCGATGGAGAAATAGATATCATTTCTTTAAATTAAATTTTTCTTTTAATTGAGTAATAACATACTTTGCCATATATGTCCAACATATAATCGCTAAAATAATTTGTACTTGAAACAAGTATTTTTCTAAAAAATCTATCATATTTAATCTAATTTAATAATTAATTGATAAGTATCAATGCCATTAGGTTTTACTTCGGAATTCCAAATTTTTAAGACGGATCTCCTTCGGTAAGCATCATGAAACTTAAATTCCCTAATCAGTTTATCATTCTTGAATAATTGCATTGTCCCTTTTATTTTGTACCATTCCTTCTCTCTCTCGTTCTTCATATAGCTTCTTTAATTCTTTAAATTCTGAAATTAATGTTTTTATCCTTTCTCTTAATTCATCATTTTCTAATTGAAGCAAGTAGTTAGGGCTTATTGTATATTTATTTTTCATATTATTTCAAGTAATGCTCTTTTATTAATATAAGCTTCCATTAAGGCGCTTTCTTGCTTGTAAATTAATCTTTCGTCAGTTTGGTCTTTGGCTAACTTAAATTTATACAAAGCAATAAGAACTTCACAGCAGTTTAGTTGTTCGTTGTTTGTGCATGAATTGATACAATTCAATACCCAATCTATGTTTCTTTCCATTTTAAAAATTTTCTTTTACGGTTAATATATGAATTTTTCCTATTTTATTGTACTTTAAAACTTCTGGCAATGCAAGGTTATTTTTAATTCTATATTTTATCGCTTGCTGTGTCATTGGAGCGGTAGGGTGTTTTCTATTTGCCCTAAAATTGTCAGGATCAATTTTAGCTGCATATTCTTTTACACTAATTTGTTTTGTTTTCATTTAACTTTTCTTTTCTTTTTTTAAGTAAATTGTATCTATTAGTAAGGGTTACCATTTTTTTATAATCCCAAGTATCTGCTATGTTTTTATTTACTTGTTTCATTTCTAATTTTATAATTTTAATAATATTTTTAATTCTTGTTTTTCTATCAATCATTAACCTCTATTGTTTTAATTGTTTCCTTTATTGTGTCTAATTCACCATTTGTTGTGAGGATGTTTAAATACCTTTCAGCTTCTTCCAAGCTATGAGTTACACTTCTGCTTACATAAAGTCCATCTTTTTCAATAGAATATCGTACCATTCCATTGATTGTTGTTTCTTTTACTAATTCATACTTTGCCATAATTGTTTGTTTTTTTTGTTGTTTTAAAAATGATATACTTTTGTTGGTTTTCGGCATTTAATCTGCCAATCGTGGTTATTGAGCATTTGAAAGCCATAGGATAGCTTTGATTCAATCTTTTTTAATACCAAGCCTTCATATAGGTCGGTTTTAGATATGTCCTCAAATAGCTTTGTAAAGCCATTCATATAGGTAGGGGCTTTGTATATTCCATTAAGGTTGGTATGGCATAAGTGTTCATACATCTCCAAGCCATTTTCACCTATTTTACCTCTTTGGCAAGGATATGTTTCTTCAAGTAAATTGATTCTGGTCAATAGGTCATCTCCAATTAAATATTGGTCAGCCCATACAAGAATATCCCATATGATAAACTTATCTTTTTCTTTGTTGCCATTTTCCCCTAATTTACCCTTGTTAAGATATTCTCCCGTATAAACATACCATTGATCGGATTGTGCTAACCCTTTAAAATCTATATTCGGGCAATACCAAGCCATTGGGCTTTTGTGCCGGTTATATACATAAACTTCAGTACCATTGGTAAAAACGATACAGCAAGTACCATTGTACTTTGGTTGCACTAAGTATTCTCCCGTATCAAAGGTGTCTAATTCTTTGGGTGGTATCTTAAATTCGGGGCGCGGCGGATATATGTAATTGAAATTTAAATAGGGTATCATATAAAATATTTATCAAAAATTTCGTTAAAAACATTTTGCCTATTAGAAGCTACCGAGTTTACTTCTTCAATAAATTCCTCCCATTGGTCATCCTCTATTCGTATGTTCCATTGGTCGGCTAAAGATTGCCACATAATCAAAAAATCTTCCATATCTAAATAGGGCAAATGATTGTCTTTAAACATTACATACATAGTATCCCTTAACATTTGGGTTTTGCTTATTTTTTTATCCATTTTATTATTCTTTTAAGTTCAAAAAATAGGTGGGCGGTTAGAAGTATTGTGATAGCTAATGGTACACAAACGACTATAAAATAAGTTAATTGTGCTAAAAAAATTATAGTAGCTTTAAGCATATTTATTTTATTTAATATGTGGTAATTGGCATATTCTAACTTCAGTAAATTTTCTACCTTCATTATCTTCGCAATTTTGTATTGCATCTATGTAAAAATTAAATAGGTCAGTTTCATCCCCATTTTCATCACAAGCAGACAATACAACAAAATCTTCATCATTAAATTCATATAAGGCGTTTATTAGTTCTTTAACTTGCATATAGATTATTTTTTAAGTGCTACAATAGGGTTTATTAATTCAAATACTTGTTCGGGGTTGTCATACTGCATTAAGCGGTCAATACTGCCTTTAGCTACTGAAAAGGTCTTTTCTCCGCTAATTAAGTTTCCCTTGTCCATATCATCTATATCGGGGCAATTAAGGATAAGTTCACTTAATACCGCGCCATATTTCTCAACAAGGTCGGCATTGAACTTATACACTACATTTTCAGCCAATAAGCCTTCAAAATTTGCCAATATACCGGCTTTATTTTCATCTACAATAGTGTACTTGTCCATACAAATAAACATACAAGTAAATCCCGCTTCATCTTGAATTTTAAAATTATCGGGTGTACTGCGCTGGGTACGATATTCTTTCATAAATAGGTCTTTACCTACTGCTTTAATATCTCCCTCAATCATTTTAAGCTCTCCGGTAGCACTATCAATCGTTTGCTTGAGTTCTGCATACCTTTGAACTTTGTTGCCCAACAAGGGGCTAGAAATAACCTTTTTATCGGTCTTTTTTGTTGTTTCTTTAACTTTTGTTGCGGATGCAAATAGGTTGGTTGTTGTGGTGTTCATAAAATAGTTTTTGTTGGTTATGTAATGTAAAGCTAAATACTTTTTACATTACAGCAAAATAAATTAATTTAATTAAAATTATACAAAGGGGTTTATTTCGTGGGTATCTTCGGTGTATTCGTTGGTACCTAAAATACGATACATATCTTTTTCTTCATCATACCTTACTTCATTGCCGTCATCATCTACTTGTCTAGGCTCCCCGTATTGCTCCTCTACTTCTTTATTATGGGCGGTTACTCGTCCCGCAAACCATTCTCCCGTTTCCATAAAGTAAAGGTCAAAAATAAGGTCTGGAAACATACGGGCAACTTGTCTAATGTAAGGGATTGGCGGACTCCAAGCGGTATCAAAATTAATTGTCAATCCGTTTTCATCTTCTTCAACATAAGGCTCTTGTGCATCCCATTTACTTCCCCAATTTTCTAACCTCCAAAAATACCAATTATCATAGCCATATTTAGCTATTCTTTCGGCGTTTTGTTCGGGTGTTATGTCCTCACATATTGCAAGTTCTTCGGGCATAGGAATACATCCGTCCATTAGAAATATATCTACATCCATTGCGCTTTTAGAAATAGATTTTTGCTTGAACATTTCAAGCTGTTCTTTGTTCCCACTAATTTGTAGGGTGTTACTGCACCAATTTGGCATAATTTTAAGTTTTAATTGTTTATAAGATTGTAAATTTCTTCTATTGATTCTATTACATAGTTAGTAGTTATCATTGCTCCTAAACTTCTAATAATTGATACATCCCTCATCATATCATCACGATATTTGCTTTTAATTTCAATAATACTTCCTACTCCTATCAATATAGTTTCGTTTTCAGTGTTTGTTAGTTTAATTATTTTCTTTTGCATAAAATTTAATTTAAAAATTGTTGTGTTATTTCATTAGCTTTTTCTTCTTGCAAATAACCTAATAAATTTTCATTAGGTATAAAATTTAAAAGTTCTTCTAAACTTTCAATATAATTATCCCTAATATCTTCCTTAATTTGTTCAATTACTTGTAATAATAATTTTTCTTTCATAAAATTTAATTTAAAAATTGTTGTGGTATGTTAGTATTTAATAATCTATATCCTTGTTCCTTGTATTTTTCAAGTTTATTCTTCAATGTCAATTTAAAGTGGTCGGGGTAATTTTCCCACATTTCTTGCAATGGCAATTTGAAGCTAATTGTCCTATATTCATTATCATTACCAATAACAATACCTTTAAGCATTTCTTTGGCTATTTTTTTGTCAAATTTAGCTTTGTCTTTAGCTTTTAAATAGGCATAGAACAAATCATCCAAATAATGTTCTAATGTCATTTTAATAACACATTTACCATCCTTATATAAGCTACTTTCATACACTAACGGGGGTAATGATTCGCAATACGTTTCCAATTCGTGTATAACCTCGTAACTAACGCCACTTACCCTATTGTAGCTAGTGCTTCCGCCTTTGCCATCATTATTGCAATAACCTACTAATTTGCCATTTAGATATATATTAGCTTGAAAGCAAGAAGTTTCCTCACTTGCCCAATCCGAATACTTAATGTTTTTTAATTCAATTTTCATTTTTTAAAATTTAGATTTATTAATTAATTACCATAAGATACTTCATCCATTTCCTCTAAAATTCCGTTTATAATTTGATATTGATAATCTTCTATATCTTCCCATTCAGTCCAATAATAACTATCGTTAATAATGGGAACTCTATATAAATTTTCTTCTTCATCTTCTACTCCATTACTTGTCAATTCTTCCCACTCTTTTGCCGAGTATTCAGTATGTAAACAACTATCACTACAAAAATATTCGTAGTCAGCAAAATATCCCTCGTTCATTCCTTGCCCGCATTTATCACATTTACGGGCATATTTATCCCCTTTAACCACTTCTTCAATAACTTCACATTGTTTCATTTCTTCGGTGTATATACTATCCCCTAGCGCCTTGAATTTATCAATGGCTTGTTGCTGGTTGTCTGCCTCTATCTCAAACATTGTTGAATAAGTGCGTAATAATTCAAAATTAAATACTGCCATAAAATTTAATTTAATTGTTTAATAAGTTTTAAAATTTGTTCGGGTGTTTCTTTTACATACCAACCCCCGTTATTATGGGATGGATGCTTTAAACGAGTGCGATTTCCCTCTATAAATATTGCTTGTATCATTTCAACATTAAAATACATTTCTTTTGTTTCTTGTGAATAACATTCAGTTAGTTTAATAAATTTCATTTTGTTTAATTTAATTGTTTATTTGTTTATTTGTTTAATTAATACATCTTGTAAATGTTTAGGCAAATCAGTGCAAGACACTAATAATTCATCTTCATCTAAATCCAAAATGGCTTCATATTTATTGCCATAAATAACTACTTGATTTGTATCAACAAAAGAAAACATTTCAGTTTTATCTTTATTGCATATAACATAATCAGTTGAGGATAATTTTTTCATAAAATTTAATTTAATTGTTTACTATTTATTTTTTTAAGATTATAAGGGATGCAATCAAGATAAAAATCAAATTCATAGCCATAAATAGCCATTTCCTTGCCCATTTGGATAAGGTCGGCATATTCTATCCCTTTTTCTATTTCTAGAGCATTGTAGCGGCTTAAAATAGCTTGTATTTTTTTAGGTAGCTTGTTCGGGGTTTCAAATAGGTCTTTTGCCATAAAATTTTAGTTTGCACCGATAACCCTTTTAGCTTCGGTAAGTGTTAAAAAATATTGGTCATTGTATTTCCCGCTTTTAGATTGTAGCACATAATAAGTTCCTTTTGCGATAATTCTGCACCACTTGTTTTGATATAAAATTTCAGTCATAAAAATATTTTTAAATTGATAAATAATTTTCCCAATAATGATTATCCATTTCGGTCTTTAAAGCTTCTTTTAGGGCTTCAATCTTGTTGATAACCGGATATGGGTTTTTAACTTTACCCTCTTTTAAACGGGTGTTTAAGGCCTTAATTTGTGCCTTTGTTTTGTTAATCCTTTGCATTGGTGTTAGATGTTTTTTCATTTGTTTTTTGTTTATTTTTAAGCAAATTAGAATTAATTTAATTAATGGCCAAAATTATTTTAGCGCATAGTTTAAAATCATAAGCCCGAATGTTAAACTCATAGCTATATAAAAGCTAAAAAATAGGGCATCAATTACCTTTGTCTTTTTCATTTTAGTAAAGTTTATAATTGGTTAAAAAATTGCTGGCCTCCTCGCTGGATTCGTTATTAACTAGCCAATTTAAATATGTATGTATGTGGTTGCCTATTACATTGCCCGTCCTCATAGGGTTGTCCTCTTTCTCGCAAATATCAAGGCGCCCCTCGTATGTTTCCCCGTCTTGAAAAGTTGCCGTAAATTTTACCTTATTATATCCTCCGTCAAATTCTAGGCTGTCCTCATATACCGGTATAAGGGCTTTATTGACTTCCTCAAAGCTGGCGTATGCTTTCGGGAACTTATCGTAATTTGCCGTTTTACCTTCCGCCCAATGGATCAAAATTTCTTTTACTTCAATTTGCTTGTTCATTTTATTTGGTTTTAATGGTTAAATTTAAAATATGCTCATAGCTTTCGTATAGCTTTAAAATTGCCTCTCTTTTACTAGGGGCTGTTATTGTCTTGCTGTATTTACTGAATTTGCCAATGGCGTTGATTTGGCGCCCATAAAATTTAAAAATGTAGGTTTGCATTTCTTTGTATTTAATGTTAAAAATTGGGGCATATTTCAGCCCCTTTAATGGTTAATATTTGCCGGTTTTAATGGCTTGAATTTGTTTATATTCTTTTTCGTTGTAGCTTATTGGCTGGAGGGTTACCTCGTTAATATTGAAATCTATTTGCCTATTATCTTTTTTTATTGTTATCCTAGTGCCAACAATCTCAAAAACGGGAAATTTTTTGTTTTGCATCCCGTCATAATTTACTTTTACAATGGCGTTAAAATCATAACCGCCGGCAATCAATTTTTGTAGTGTTTCGTTTTTCATTTATTTTTTATTTTGTGGTTAAAATTTACGCAAACATTTTGCGGGCTTCTCCTATAAATTTTTTGTATTCATTGGCGCCCATTTCCTCGCGTAGCTCGTTCAATATGCTGGTATAGGCTACATTTAAAAACTTGTTTAATTCTGCGTTGTCTTTGTTTAGTTCTATTTGCCAATTAACGTCTAATAAGTCCGAAAATAGGCGGCGTGCGTGGTCTGTCATTGTATTATATTTAAATTTAAAAAATAGGGGCATTTTCAGCCCCTTTTTAGGGTTTATTAATCTTCTGCGGGTGTTTCCTCGTCTTGTTTATTTAGTATCAATTTTGCGGCCTTGCTGGCTCTTTGTGAGGCCATTATAAACAGCTTTTTATCTGCCTTAATTGCGTTTTTCCAATTTTTAAGATACGCGGCGCTGTTTCGCTCGGTGTTTTCGTTATTGATACCAATTTCAGCGCATATAAACGCGGCGGTAAGTTCGGCGGTTAATTCTTCGGTGCCATAATCACAAGAACCAAAAGAGGCGGTTTCGTTTACTTCTTTGCGGTTTAATCTGCTTTTATGTCCTGTGCTGTGTCCTAATTCGTGGAAAAAAACACTATAAAAACTTTCCGCGCTCTCAAATTGCTCTAACAATGGCATTTGAACATAATCTTTAGAGGGTTGATAAAAGGCGCTGTTACTTTCTTTTACTGAGGCGCTCAAGGTTTCGTATTTGTTAACATACCCTTTTATTATGCTTTCGCAAAGTTCGTTTTTTTCGTGCTGGGTGTATTCTATTTGCGGCGTGTTGTCGCTTATTGTTATATTTTCGCATTGCTCTACGTTAAATACGTTATAATAGCGCAAAATAGGTACTTTTTTTACTTCGTCCTCTTTTGTAGCTTCGTTTGTCTTTGTGTATTCATTTAGCTTCCAAAATACCACCATTGCGCCTTTTTCACCCTTGCGAACATTCCCGCCCATTTCGGTAACTTGTTTATATGTTAGCCAATATGGGGAGCTATACCCGTACATTTGAAGCAAGAAAAAGTTTATCCCGTTGTAGGGTTTTTTACTTTTCCCGTTCATTGGATAGCCGCCGCCGTTGGTTTTCCAAGATTTAACCCAAGTTAATTTTTCGGTTTTTTCAATGTCCTCAAGGATTTTGTTTGTTACAATTTCGTAAAGGTCAAAATTTGCATTTTTCATAATAGCTTTTTTTGTTGGTTAATTGATAAGCAAATATAGGGGCATTTATTTATTATTTCAGCAAATTAAATGTTAAATTTTTAACTATTTCTTTAACACGTTTAAACGCATTTTAACGCGGTTTTTTTAGGGGTTGCCCCTTTTTGATATGTTACCCTTACCACCCCTCAGATAATTGATTTTTGAGCAAATTAGATTTTTTATTTATATATAACTAATTGACTCAACTAAATACTTTAGCAATACTAAATCCTTTAGCAATTACCCTAT